ATGCCGCCACGAGCCGCCGCGATCTACTGTCGCCTTTCCTACGCTCCCGACGGATCCCTCGAAAAGGTGGAGCGACAAGAGGCGGACTGCCGGGAACTCGCGGCGCGCCTCGGCTGGCCCGTCGCGGACATCTACCCCGACAATTCACGCTCCGCCTGGCAGCGGAACCGGAAGCGGCCGCAGTGGGAACGCATGCTAGCCGACATTGAAGCCGGGAGGATCGACGGCATCATCGTCTACCACGGCGACCGGCTCATCAGGCAACCATGGGACCTAGAGCTGCTGCTCAAGCTGGCCGATGATCGACGCCTGCCGCTGACATCGGTAACCGGCACCCGCGACCTGAACTCAGAGGACGACCGGTTCATTCTCCGCATCGAAGCCGCCCAGGCTTGCCGATCCTCAGCCGACACCTCCCGCCGAGTAAAGCGCGGTTGGGCTGCCCGAGCACAGCGCGGTGAGCCCATCGGCGGCGGCAAACGCCCGTTTGGGTGGGGCGTGCCGTCCGGCAAGACCGGCAAGACCGGCAAGCCGATCTATGACACGACGCAACAGGTCCCCGGCGAGGCCTCGGTACTCCGCGAGGCGGCGGATCGGCTCATGGCCGGGCAGTCCCAGGGCGGAATCGTGGCCTGGATGAACGAGGTTTCGCGGACCTCACAGGGCGCACTCTGGACGCCGAAGTCCTTGAAGAACCTCATGCAGTCGCCGCGGATCGCGGGGCTCATTGAACACGGCGGGCAGCTGCACGAGGCGGCCTGGGAACCCTTGCTCAGCGTCGAGGAGTGGGAGGACGTCAAGGCGATCCTCCGGCGTTCCGCGGCCGAGCACGGGTACGCCGGCCGCGAACGGAGGTACCTTTTATCGGGAGTCGCTGAATGCTCCCGTTGCGGCGGGAAGCTGCGAACCAAGCCGTCTGGCGGACGCAACCGTGTGACGTCCAGGCTTTACCACTGCACGAACCGGGACTGCCCAGGACGTGTGTCCCGCAATGTCGACAGGCTCGACGCCTACGTCTCCGGCCGGGTGCTCCGCCGGCTCAACGAACCCGGCTTCGTTGAGGCGTTGCATGCCGACGATGAGCAGCCCGGAGTCGGCGCCGAAATCGCTACGCTGGAGCGTCGCAAGAACGAAGCGCTCGCGACGCTGCGATCGCTCGCTGATCATCCAGACGTTAGCGCCGAGGTCGTCGCCGCGTCCCTTGAGTCATTCGATCGCAGGATTCGCGAGCTACGCGCGCGCCTCGTGTCCACGACGCGGCAACGATTGCTCGCACGGATGTCCGGGATTACCCGCGACCAGTGGGACGCTGAGCCGATCGATGTGCGTGCTGAGACTGTCCGTGCTCTGTTTCGAGTGATCGTGTTGCCTGCGACGTGGCGCGGGCCGGGGTTCGATCCGGCAAGCGTTCGGATGATCCGTTTGTCCAACGGCGCCTAGGTGAACCATCCGTCAGGGTTACGTAGGCACCGCAGGATGTGAATAGCGCGCTCCAGGTCGAGGCATTCGGTCCAGCGGCGATCCTGGTCAACCTCGATTGGCGGTGCGCACACGGTGCCGCTCACGCCGACCCGCTCGGGAAGTGGCGTACATGCCGGCTCTGGTGTTGACTCCGGTGTGCGTGTCGGGTTGAGCGTTCCTGGTGGGGCGGTTGTCGGTTCAGGTTTGTCGGTCGGTGTTGGGGTTATGGGTGGCGGGGTGAGCTGGTAGTCGCGTTCGGGAATGCGCCATGTCGGCGTTTCGGTCGGTTCCGGGGTGGCGTCGGCATCGGGGGGCGATGCCGACACCACCAGCTCGCTCTCGCGCGGTTCGGTGGGAACTGTCACGGTCGCCGTTGGCCGTGGTTGGTCGTCGCGGGTTGGCGCTTGCGTGGGTGCCAGCGTCACGGTCGTCGTGATCGCCGGGGTTGGTGCGGGTGGTGCAGGTGCGAGCCGCTGTTCGGTGGTGGGGGTCGGGGCTGCGATCATCACGACCGGCTGAGCGTGCGTCGGAGCGCCGACGCTGGGGTTGGTCGCTACTTGGGTAGTACCGGCTGCGACGAGGGTCAATGATGCGGCGACGGCCGTCCGTGCGGTGTGGTCGCGGATCTGGTCGACCATCCAGCCCAGTACGGCTAGAAGTATGGCCTTGCTGGTGAGGTTGACTCTGCGGATCCATTCCCGGCGTTCCCACCACGGCAAATCTTCCGCCGCTTTTTGCATCGCCAGGTCTAGTTCGTTTCGGTCTTCGGTGGTTTTCCTCGGTCTGGGTATTTTCTGGGGATCTCCGCCCTTTTGCATGGGCGGTACGTTTCACCTGACGAAGATCGAAATCAAGAGTTCAATTAGTGGCCGAAACATGATCGTTACCGAAGTCGTGACATGAGTGACCTATGTGCTAGGAGCTGACCGGGGGCGCGTGCTGTTCGTCGCCCGGTTCCGCGTCGATGCGAGCCTCCGCCGCAGCCGCCTGCGCTTGGCGAGCCTCCAAGAGCGCGTCTAGCCGCTCCCCTGGTCGTGCCGTTCGACCGCCCTCTTGGTCACTCGACTGGCCGTCGCTGTACCGCTGCCGACGGACCCGTAGGAAATCGATCAGGTCCCGGCGCAGATCTTCTGGCCAGCCGCGCCGCTCCCCCAGGCTCCAGATCGCTTGTTCGTCCGGGTCGTCGCTGATGCGCGACGTCGGCTCGGCCGGCAGGAGATCCAAGGCCCGGAGGATGTCCTCGGGCGCGGCATTCGTTGCGTCGATGAAGGCGCGGATTTGACCAATGCGTGGCTCGGCCCCGCGCTTCTCCCATCGCGAGATCGTGCGCTCGCCGATGCCGCTCGCGAGCGCCAAGTCTTCTTGCGTCCAGCCGCGGCGGGTGCGCGCATCTACTACCACACGAGCGAATGCCGGTCTGGGTTCATCGGCCATATCGGCACCATATGCCACTCGTGGCAGTCCGTCAGCCGCCATACGTGGCAGTGAATACCGCCTGTGGCGCCGAGGTTTGCCGGGTGGACGCCGGTCACGTGGACCCCTAGATACTGCCATGCATGGCAGGTTAGCCGTTGTCAGCCTGCAACGACAAGTGGCCGCGAAACGTTTGACACGCCATTAATGGCGGACTACCGTGACTGCCATGCATGGCACTCCGGCCAGTCCCGAAACTGCCACCGATGACAGGTTAGTCCTGCGGCGCGATGTCTTCGACCGGCTCACCGCCAAGGCAGAAGCGGTCACCGTCGCGCAACAGGCAGCCCTCACCGGGGTCCCAGAACGCACGCTCTACCGCATTCGCCGCGGCGACGCGCCAGGGCTGACCTCCGCGATGCGGATTTCCGACGCCCTCGGAGTGCCGCTCAACGTGCTCTTCAAGCGCATCCCCGCGGACGGGCGCACCCAATGAACAACCCACGACCCCACGAGCGGCCCCCAGACAACCGCCCACCAGACAACCGCCCACCAGACAACCGGCCCCCATCAAACCCACCCCAGAGGGCCACCGGAGGTGAACCCATGACGCTCTGCCGCACCCCCGAGGACGCATTTCGAGCCGGATGGGACGACGGAGCCTCCGACACGCCACTCACCGACCAAGAGATCAATCGACTCGTCGCATTACACGGTCGATTCCTCCGCGCCACACCCGCCACCCCACAGGCCATCGCGTCATGACGCCACCAATCACAAACAACAACCCCCACTACCAACACCGCGCCGGCCGACACATGGACACGCAAGGCCCCTACGCCGCTCCCCGAGCTGCCGTGTTCGCCGCAGTGCTGTTCGTCGTGTGTGTCGTGCTGCTCATCGGATGCCAGCTCGGAATGGGGGTGACACCAACCCCACCCCCACCCAGCCCATAAACAGCCGCGAGGCCCCCACCGCCTGGAGAGCAAGGGGAGCCTCACGAACCGAAAGGACAGTCTAATGCTCATTCACGACGTCACCCGCGTAGCCGCCAGCGTCCTCGACGCGATCCACCACGCCGGCCTCCCCGAACCAGAATTCGTCGGCATCACAACAGCGACGGTCGCCGAGGTCCCCATTCTCGACCGGCCCCCCAGGGTCACCCTCGACTACGGCAACGACCGTCGTGCCGTGGACCGCATCGCGAACGAGCTGTTCGACGGCGTGAGTGTTCACCAGTCAGCGGACTATGCCACCGCGAGCACCGAGTGGGCATCCGGAATCGTCGTCGCGGCGTCCGCCCGCCCCGACCACGCCCGTGTCTGGGGCGATCAGCAGGTCGTCGACAAGCCGGCAGTCCTGGACCCGGCGGGAACGGCGGCCTGACATGGGTGCGCTGGCGTTGATCGAGGTCACCGGGCCGTCGTGTGATCAGGACGAGCACGACGAGTGCCGCGGGTCGTGGGAGACCTGGTACGGCGAGGAAGTCGAGTGCGTGTGCGACTGCCACGACACCGATCCGTGTGACGAGTGCGAGGGCACTGGTCAGCTCGGCCGCAGTGTCCGCGGGCACGTGCTGTTCGACGTGTGCGGCACCTGCAACGGGCAAGGGAGGTGACCGGCGTGATCACCGACAAGATGCCTGAGCGCAAGAGGTTCCTGGCTATCTACTACTACCTGCACCAGGCCGAGATGTGGATCGACCGGAACCAGGTACGCCACGACATCAGCGAGATGTCGGTCCGGTACAAAGCGAACTGCATCGCCTGGGCCGAACGCCGCGCGAAGCGGTGGGCCGGCATGTACGAGTGGGGTGCATCCATCTGGCTTGGAACCCAAGAAGCCCACATGACCGAATCCACGGTGGACCACTTCGAGCGGCAGATGCACGAGGAAGACCAGCGCCGCGACGCTGACCCGGTCACGTGGCTTCGGTCCACTCCCCTGATCGCCCGGCTTATCGCTGACGTCGAGGCCGGACGCGGCGGCACCGACGGAGACGAGCCCCGAGACGAGACAGACCCGAGGTGCCCGGCCTCGTGCGTCTGCCGCCGGACCCCCTGCGCGGAATGCGACCACGAGGGATGCGGGTGGTGCCCAGAGTGCCACCCCGAGGTTCCGGAATGGACGACGTCATGAGCGCCCTCACCAGCCCCATGTGGATCAGCGGCCTGCCCGTGATGATCGGCGCCGCGGCGGCACTGGTCGCCCAGGCGCGACGCCCCAAACGCGGCCGCCACCGCACACGTCGAGGAGGCCACTAATGGGTGCTCCGAAGTTCGCCATCGCGACCGACAAGGGCCGCTACTACGACATCCCCACCCGCGGCGAACGGTACATCTCCGTCACCAACGCCCTCAACCAGTGGCACATCGAGGGCCTCGCGCCCGCCGCCGCGAAGGAAACCGCCGCGTTCTTCGCGCGCAACCTGCCCCGCGCAGTCGCGCTGTCCCGCGATCCGGCCCGGTTCGAGGAGTTCATCGCGGAGGCCAAGGCCCACTACAAGACCCTGTGGGAGCGCCGCGCCGATATCGGCACCCGCGTTCACGACCGCGCTGAGGCGCACGTCCTCGGCACACCGATGCCCGCGGACGACGAGGCCGAGCCGTTTGTCGAGCAGTACCTGACGTTTTTCGACGAGTTCAACGTCGACATCGACCGTGACATCGACGCCGTCGAGATCACGGTGGTCAACCACACCCACCGCTACGCCGGCACCGCCGACCTCTGGATCAACCTTGAGTTTCCCGAGGGCACCGGGCGTCCTCATCCCAAACACAAAGGGCGCCGGGCGGTAGCGCAGGAAACGCCGTCCGGGCTGTGGCTGGTCGACATCAAGACGTCGATGACCAAGCCCGCCTATCAGATCTACCGCGACATGATTCTCCAGCTCGCCGGGCTGCGGTTCGCGGAGTTCGCGCAGCTCCGCGACGGAACCGAGGTCGACGTCCCGCCCGCGTTCGTCGGCGCCGCCATCTTGAACCTTCGGCAGACCGAGTATGCGTTCGTGCCGCTGTCCCCGCTCGTGGAGCGGGACGCGTTCGAGGCGTTCTGCCGCATGGTCCGGCTCGCGTATTTCGCGCATGAGCTGGACCTGATCCCGTACAAGCCGATCGCCCCGCCCGTAACGCGGCGGGGCGCGTTGAGGAAGGCAAGCTGATGGGTAGCCGGATCATCGACCGCCAGCGGCAGATGGCCGAGCAGGGCCGGCTGCGGCTCGGCGAGACAGTCGCCGCGAAGAACGGCAAGAAGCGGCCCGCCGCGTCCCAGACGTGGATCGTTACGTCGCACTCGGAGGAACACGTCCGGGTCGCGGCCGAGCAGTGGGGCGGCACACCGGAACGCTGGAAGCCGCTAGGGCACGGCGCCGAGCAGTGGCGGGTCAAGACCGAAGCGTCCAAGATCGACGCGATCCTCCCGCCTGGTGACCCGCTCTCGCAGGCGTACGAGCTGTGGAAAGGCAGCGGATGCCAGCGCAGGTGCAATGGCGCCACCGAGCAGCTGTCCGGGTCGCCGTGCATCTGCCTGGCCGAGTTCGGTGACTACTGGTACGAGCAGCCCCAGGGCGACGTCTGCGAGAACAAGTCCCGGCTCAAGGTGCTACTGCCGGAGATGCCCGGCCTCGGTGTGTGGCGGATGGAGACCGGGTCGCACTACGCCATGGACGAGATCGCCGGGATCGTCGACTCGATCCGCGAGGCGGTCGGTGACCGGCAGCTCGTGCCGATCCAGCTGTCGATCGTGCCGCGGTCGCGGACGGTGGACGGGAAGACGAAGCACTGGTTGATGCCGTGGGTCGACCTGCGGGGTGTGACCACGGGTGAGCTGCTGGCGGGCTACATGGAGCGCACCGCGCTCGGCGCGGCCCCACATGCGCGGGCGGCGATCTCGGGTCCGGAGCGTGCCGCGATCGAACCCGCCGCCCCTGCGGCGGTGCCGGACTACCTCGCCGAGGCCAAAGCCGCAAAGACCCTCGCCGAGGTCCGCAAGATCTGGAACCGCGCAGCAGAGGCCGGGCACCTCACCGACGAACTCCAAGCCCAGCTCATCCCGATCGGCAACGCCCTGGACAACGCCCAACAGGCTCCCGGTGCGGGCACCGGGGAAGACACCACCACCAGCCCCCCTGGCGGTGGTGCGCCCGCACCGGTCGAGAACGGCGACGGGGCAGCACCTCCGCCCGCTGCCCCGTCGCCCACCCCCAACCCGCAGGCCGGGCAGGAGGACGCCATCTGGCTGCAAATCCTCACCGTCGCCGGCCAGATCGGCATGAGCACGGCCGACGTCGAGGACGGCTTCGCCGCCTGGAACGGCCAAGGCGTCATGGCTGTATCGGCCACGGCCGAGCAGCTCGCCGGCTACCTGGAACACCTGCGGGGCCACCAGTGACCGGCCGTGGCTGCTGCTGCCAGTGGGGCGCAGCAAGAGGCAACCGAGGTCAGGGACCCAGCAATGAGTGGCCCGAATTCGACTGCGTCGACTGCCCTCGCCACGGCGGAGCCCCGCACAACAACCGATGCAAACGACACCGACGCCAACTGGAGAGGGAAGCCGATGAACTGGACTAACGGGCCGATGCTCCCGTTCGATTCGGAGACAACCGGAGTAGACGTTGAGACCGACCGCATCGTCACCGCGAGCGTCATCAACATACCCGGCACAACCGGGAACTTCCGCGGCGTCCCGACCACGGAGTCGTACCTGATCAACCCCGGTGTCGAGATCCCCGAGGCGGCCTCCGAGGTCCACGGGATCAGCACGGAGTACGCCGCCACGCACGGCAAGCCGCCGCCCGAGGTCCTCGACCTGATCGCCGCCGACCTTGCCCTGGCGGTACGTCGCGGCATCCCCATCGTCGGCATGAACATGCCATTCGATCTCACCATCCTCGACCGTGATTGCCGCCGCCACGGCGTCCCCACCGTGACCGAACGCCTCGACGGGGCACCACTGGCACCAGTGATCGACGTCCGTGTGCTCGACAAGTTCGTCGACCCGTACCGGAAGGGCAGCCGCAAGCTGACCGACCTCTGCGAGCACTACAACGTCCGCATCGACGGAGCCCACGACGCGTCGTTTGATGCGATCGCCGCCGCGCGAGTGGCCTGGCGCATCGCCCAGCAGTACCCCGAGGTCGGGACGATGCCGCTCTCGGAGCTGCACGCCCATCAGATCGACTGGCACGCCGATCAGGCCGCCTCGTTGGAGCGGTACTTCCGCCGCATCGGCAAGGACGACCCCGAGGTCGATCGGGCATGGCCGATCCGCCCCGCCAACGAACAACGACAGATCGAGGTCTGAGCATGGCCGTCGGAGACATGACCACCACCATCGTCGGCAACGTCGGCGGAGACCCGGAACTCCGGTTCACCCCGACCGGTGCGGCGGTGTGCAACGCGTCGGTGGCGGTAACACCGCGGACGTTTAATCGCCTCACCCAGGCATGGGAGGACGGCGAAACCACCTGGGTCCGGCTCAACATCTGGCGCGAGTTGGCCGAGCATGTGGCCGAGTCCATCGAGAAGGGCATGCGGGTCATCGTCACCGGTCGGATCTCCAATCGCCGGTGGGAGAACAACGAGGGCGAGACCCGTTACTCGCTGGAGATGAACGTCGACGCGATCGGCCCCGACTTGCGGTACGCCACGGCGAAGGTCACGAAAGCCCAGCGGCGTGATCAGCCGCCGCCCCCGGCTGATCCGTGGACACCGCAGTCGGCCGCGGGGCGGGGCGCTGATCCATGGAGTCCGCCGGCTGGCCAGCCGGACGAGCCGCCCTACTAGTGCCTCCGGGTGGACCCGCGGCCGGCCTACTGAACCCCTCGAAACGCCCGGACCAATCCACGGGGATGCCCCGCGCATGACGGGGGCGGGACATCCCCGGAGACCGAAGCAAGGCCAGTGCCCCTTCGCGGGAGCCGCACCAACAGCAGGACCGCGAAAGGGGCACCGACACCGAAAGGAAACCACACCGATGAGTGAACGAACAGGCCCTACCCGAGACATGCTGGCGATGCTTCGCGCTCTACAGCCCGATGTCTCGTCGGGCAAGCATGTCTACGCCGGCACCGTCCCTGAGTCCACCGTTCGGCGCCGGCGCGCCGCGAACAAGGTTGCTCGACGGTCGCGTCAGGTCAACCGGAAGAGGCGGTGACCCAGATGGCGCAGTTGAACGGTCCACGCCACTACGAAGAGGCTGAGCGCCGGATCGATGCGAGCGACTACCAGTGGCAGGACTCCCACGATCTGCACTCCGCCCTCGGGGCGGTTCGGGAAGCGCTGGTCGCCCAGGCACACGCGACGTTGGCGTTGGTCTCGGCCACCCTCGATGCCGCCTACGAGAAATCGGGGCGAGGTGATTGGCGGTGAAGATCGTCAAGCTGACCAGCGAAAACTATAAAAGGCTGCGCGCCGTCGAGATCACACCCGACGGCAACGTCGTCACCATCTCCGGCCGCAACGCTCAAGGAAAATCCAGCGTGCTCGACAGCATCTGGGCAGCCCTCGGCGGGAAGCCCGGCAACAAGACCACCCGGCCCGTGCGGGACGGCGAGGACTCGGCCCGAGTGGTCGTGGAGCTCGACGACATCCGGGTCACTCGCGAGTGGGTCGCCGGGTCGAAAACCAGCACATTGCGGGTGGAGAACGCCGACGGCACCACCGCCCACAAGAGCCCACAGCAGCTCCTCGACTCCCTCGTTGGGCGCCTGTCGTTCGACCCCCTGGAGTTCGCGCACGCCAAGGAGAAGGACCAGCTTGCCACGCTGCTGTCGGTGGTTGAGCTGCCGTTCGATCCGGCTGACCTCGACGCGCAGCGTAAGGGCGAGTACGACGAGCGCACCATCGTCGGCCGCGAGGTCCGCCAGCTCGAAGGGCAGCTCGACGGCATGCCCACCCCGGCGAAAGACCTTCCCGACGAGGAGGTCTCGGCGTCCGAGCTGATCGCCCGCATCCAGGCGGCGCGCCAGGAAGCGGCCAAGGCTGACTCGGTCCGGGCCAGGGTCAAGGAATACAGGCATCTCGTCGCGGATCTCGAACAGCGGCTCCGTGATGCGCAGGTCGGCCTGCGTGAGGTTCAGAAGCTGGAGGCCGAGCTACCCGACCCGGTCGACGTGGAACCGCTGGAGGACCAGCTCGCCACAGTCGAGGAGACCAACGCGGCGGTACGCGCGGCGGCTGAGCGGCGAGCGGTGTCGCAGCGGCTCCAGGATGCCCGTGCGCGGTATGAGGGGCACTCGGACAACATCGCCGCGATCGACCGGGCGAAAGAGGACGGTCTCGCCGCGGCGAAGCTCCCGATCGATGGTCTCGGGTTCGACGCCGACGGGGTGACGTACCTGGGAGTGCCGTTCAAGCAGGCCTCGGCGGCGGAGCAGCTGCGCGTCAGCCTGGCGATGGCGATGGCACTCAACCCGCAGATCAGGGTTATTCGGATCACCGACGGGTCGCTGTTGGACTCGGACAACCTCCAGTTGATCGAGGCGATGGCGGCCGAGCGCGATTTCCAGGTGTGGGTTGAGCGGGTCGATGAGTCGGGCCGGGTCGGTGTGGTCATCGATGACGGACAGGTGGTCTCGGCATGACGGACACCATCCTGATCTACGGCGCGTCCGACGACCTTGTCGAGGTTCAGGGCTGCCGTGGCGCCGAGGAGTTCAGCCACTACGACCAGGGTCCGTGGCGGGCTGATCTGATCGCCCCGAACGGGGAGCAGATGCGGGTTCACGTGCTGTTCGACGGCTGCTGGCACGTCGCGGTCGGCCAGGTCGACGAAGACGTTCCGTTGCCGCAGTGGCCGCTGCGGTTCGAGCAAGGCCAGCGCGGCGACGGGTCGCCTGGGTACAGCGTCGTGTTGTGTGTGGACGCTCCGGACGGTACGCGCTTGACGAACGTGTCCGGGGGTGGTTCGTCGTGACCCGCGAGGAGTACGAAGAGCTGCTCACCACCGGCGAAGTCGCGCGCCTTTTTCGGGTGGACGTGAGGACGGTGACCAAGTGGGCGAAGACGGGCAAGCTGACGTCGATCCGGACGCCGGGCGGGCATCGTCGGTTCCGTAAAGCCGAGGTCATGCGGCTGCGCAACGGCGAGGGCGGTGAGTCCCAGTGACTGCCCCCGAGGGTTTCTACTCGCCGCGTCACGCCGGTCGCCGGATGGTCGACGTTGATCCCGGCCGGCACCGCCGCCGCCACCGCAACCACCAGTGCACAACGTGTGCGGCGTGCGTCGATGCGGAGTTCTACACGATGTTCGCGCGTCACGTTCGCACCGTTCCGGCCCTCACGAGGGGAGGTGCCCGCTGATGGATATGCGTTTTCGCCCCATCACCTGGACCGGGCCCAAGACACCGATCGAGGATCGTCGCTCCCGCCACACCTTTAAGGCCACGTGGGGCGACACCCTGAACCTGCTCAACCGGGAGCTGTACTACCTCGACGCCGAGCGGGCCGTCATCGAGGCCGACTTCACCAAGCGTGACATCCGTCTCGACGGTATGCCACGTTCCCATGCTCGCCAGCCGGTGTTTCCTGGCGTGCGGCTGTCGTTCGAGTCGCGTCACGGGCCCCTCAGCTACGCGACGGATTCTTGCGAGTACTGGCAGCACAACATCCGCAGCATTGCGCTTGGCCTGGAGGCGTTGCGCGCGGTCGACCGGTACGGGATCACACGCTCGGCCGAGCAGTACCGCGGTTGGCTCGCGATCGAGGCTGCCCCTGGGGGTGTGGCCTCGGTCCAGGACGCATTCCGAGTGCTTAGCGAGCTGGCTGGCTGGGAAACCCCGCCGGACTTGGCTGATCCGTCGGTGGTGCGGGTGGTCTACCGAATCGCTGTTCAACGACACCACCCCGACCGGGGCGGCGACGCCGCCAGTTTCCACCGTGTTCAGGCGGCGGCCGAGTTCCTGCGGGAAGCGGGGTGGCAGCTGTGACGCATCTGATCGCGATCTGGCTTGTCCTCGTCGTTGCGGCGGGGGTGCTGCTGATCAGCGGCGGGTGGCGTAACCGGCCGTTGCTTCGTCAGTTGGATCTCGCCGATACCGACCCGTTGACCGAGCGGCCGTTCGAGGAGCAGCCCCGTCGGGAGCTGGATCGGCCGTGGCGATTCGGCTACTTGGGCGGCTGGGTGCCGGTTCCGCCGTGGAAACGCGGCGAGCAGGACCGGTTGCGCCGCGCCTACGACTCTGCGAATGGAAGGAACCCCTTATGAGCGGCGAAAATATAGGCGACATCGCTCGTCTGATCGACGGAGCAACGGTGTCGGTCGATGTGTCGACCGACGATGCGACGGCTGGTGATCGGGTCTTCGGCCGTGTCTACTCGGCGCAACGCGAGGACGACGGGTCTCTGACGATTCTGGCTGAGGTCATCGAGGACAACCGTGAGCCGGGCGTGTCGGCCGAGCTTCGGGCCAGGGTTCTCGCGGATGCGCGTGCCGCGTTGGCGGCCGAGTTGTCCACCTTCGGTCGGAAGTGTGGCGGGACAAAGGCGTGGTGGGTGTATGACGTGTTCCTGCCGCGTTTGATCGGGGACGCGCGTCGTGGCGGTGTGTCCGATGGCGAGTGAGGAAACCATCCGCGAGGCAGCACGGGTGTTGGCCGATTCGGAGGCCGCCGAACGCGGGGCACTCCCCTATTCCGACATTTCGTGGGCTGGCGCGTGTCACAGGTGGCTGCCGAGGGCGCGTGCGCTTGACGCTGCTGGCCTGCTGCCCCAAGAGATGACCGAGGAGTGGGCCACGAAGGGTCGCTACACCCTCGTGCCGCAGCCCGACGAGGAGACGGCTCGCTACCTGGCCGCTGAGATCAACGCGGATCCGCACCCGGACGTGACCGGTGTCGTGGTCGTCCGCCGCTTGGTGACCGAGTGGGAAGAGGTACCCGATGCGTAGGTGTCAGATTGATCCCCACTGCGATCGGCCTGCCGAGTTCTCGGTGGACTTCTGGCCGTCGAGTTCCACGGCTAGCGATGTTCCCTGCTGTCGGCGGTGTGCCGAGAAGAACGGGATTGAGGTACCCGATGGCGAGTGAGGAGAAACGCCGCTGGTTCGTCCCACCTCTGGGGTGGCCGTTCGCTCCCCGCGTCGTGGTGTACCGACCTGCCGATCGGCAGCGTCGGCTCGTGGTGCTGAACCGCTACCCCAGGCAAGTGATCGGAATCGGCGTGCGGCTGCCAAGCATCAACGACCACATCGGGTTCGGTCCCAACGTGCGCATCCCCATTCATCTGTCGTTGTCGATCGTGTGGTCGAAGCCCGCGAGGTGGTGGAGATGAGCGACCGGCCAAACTGGCGTCTCCTCGATGACGGCTCGGCGCTCATCCCCGGCCGCTACGGACACCCCGGCGTTCGGCTGGAGTCGTCGCAGATCAACGAGATCAAGATCTCCGTCGTCGACATGACCCGCACGGCGGCGATCGTGTGGGTCAACCAAGACGACCTCTACGAAGCCGTCGTCGCTGTCCACCCAGATGAGCCCGACAAGGCCGAGCTGTGGGATGAGGGATTCGAGGCCGGCGCTACGTGGCGGCCCAGTGGCCCATCGGGCGTCCCGAATGACCCGCCGGCTAACCCGTACCGCCGGGCGGTGGAGCCGTCGTCTGCAACTCCAACTGATCTGCAAGTCGCTCCAGGTCTTGGAGATGAGCCTGTCGGCATGACCGACGATCACCTGGCGCACATCAAGTGGCGGATCGTCGCGCTTGAGCTCCTGAAAGAGGTCAACGGATTACGTGACGAGGTTGAGGCGCAGCGGAGGTCGTTACGCCGCGCCCTCAACGGGGGTGGTCAGTGATGGCCTCCGTGTCGATCTTCGACATCACCGAGGACATGCTCCCGCCGCCACCAACGCCTGCCCCTCGCACACCAGGGACCAACGGCGGCTTCGGCTACGGCCGGCCGAGGTTCACGCAGGAAGACATCCGCGCCATCCTCGCCGCATACAACGCCGGCCAGACCCTGGTGAGCATCGCCCGCCGGTACGGCTGCTCGACAGGAGCGATCCGCTACCAGCTCAAACGACACGGCGCGGAAGGCCACAGGGCCATCGACCAACACGGCCGAGCCACAGGTGCCGACGACCTGGTGCGCCGCTGCTCCCGCTGCGGGATCGTCACGACCGAACCAGAGATGTGCAGGGACTGCGTGGACGTCCTCGCCCTCGACGGGGGTGACACCGATGCCTGACCAGACGTGCGCCTCCTGCCGCCGCACCATGACACCCCGCCACCGCCACCAGGCCAACACCGGGATCATGCCGCACTACGCACGCGGACTCTGCGGCACCTGCTACCACCGCGAAAAACGCGCCGGACGCCTCGACCAGTGGCCAACCCGCAGCGTCCTATTCGAGGTTTACGTCGCCGACCTCGAATGGCTCGTCCAGACCGGCGAGTCACCCGAGCAATGGCCGACCCGGCTCGGCACGACCGCGGCCGCGCTAGCGAAAGCGCTCTACCGGCACGGCCGGCCCGACCTCGCCCGCAAGGTAGACCGGATCGCCAAACGCGAACGCGGAGCACGCCGATGAGCAACGACCCCTCCGACCACCAGCCCAACCCCGACGGCGTCGACCAGCTCCTCGGCCTCGACGAATACCGCACCAAAGCCACCGAACAACAACGCCGTCACCAGGCACGCATACGCCAACACTCCAGCGACCGCGGAGGCGACCCCAGGCCATGACCACCACCGAAGCCATCAGCCTCGCCGGACTTGCAGCGCTCGGCCTACTCCTCGCCGCGGCCCGCCGATGGCCACCCCGCCACACCGACGCCCCCGACCACGAGCCACCCGAGGAGGACACACCATGATCGCCGTGGGACTCGACCTATCCCTCGTATCCACCGGCGTCGGCTTCGTCTACAACAGCCAGGCCGAAACCACCCGCTTCCGCACCAAGTCACCCACCACGCCACGCCATCCGCGCACCGGGAAACCAACCCCGCCAACCCTCACTCAACGGCATCGACGGCTCGACGACCTCGTCGCCCAGCTAACTCTCACCGTCTCCAACGTCGGTGCAGACCTTGTCGTAGTCGAAGGACCTTCCTTCGGCCAAGGACGCCAGGCCGGCGAACACGACCGAACTGGTCTGTGGTGGCTCGTCATATCCCAACTCCTCCACTGGGATCACCCAGTGGCAGAGGTCCCGCCCGCCACTGTGAAGAAGTACGCCACTGGGAAAGGCAACACCAGCAAAGACGAGGTTCTCGCCGCCGTGATCCGCCGGTACCCGAACGTCGAAGTCAGAGGGAACGACGAGGCAGACGCGCTCGTGCTCGCCGCCATGGGAGCCCGCCGTCTTGGTGAGCCGATCGACGAGCTGCCGAAGGTGAACCTCACGGCCATGGACGCCGTCGTCTGGCCCGAGCCCGCGGCGGTGCCGGCATGAGCGAATTCGTCACCAACACCGCCGGACTCTACATCCCCGCCAACGCCATCCCGGACCCGAAACCCGTGGCCATCGACCTCTTCGCAGGAGCCGGCGGCTTCTCCCTCGGATTCCACCAAGCCGGATGGCACGTAGCCGCGGCCGTGGAGAACGACCTACATGCCACCGCCAGCTACCTGCTAAATCTCGGTGGACCCGACACCATGATCCACACCGGGCCCGGAATCCACCTCGGCCACGGCAAGAAGACCACCGAGTGGACCCACCAACGCGCCCGTGACACCTTCCCCTCGGCTGGCACCGGCTGGATCTTCACCCAGCCCGATCAACACCCCGTCGAACACTTCTGGCACTGCAACATCCAAGACGTCACCGGCGCCGAGATCCTCACCTGGCTCGGCATGAACCGCGGCGACGTCGGCTGCATCATGGGCGGCCCACCATGCCAAGGGTTCAGCAAGGCCAACCCCAACCGTTCCCCCCGTGACACCCGCAACACGCTGGTCTTCCAGTTCGCACGCCTCGTTCTTGAGGTCTCGCCCAAGACCATGGTCATGGAGAACGTCCCCGACATGCTCAACATGGTCACCGCCGAGGGCGTCCCGGTCGTCGACGCGCTCGCCCGCGTCCTCGCCGACGGAGGCTTCTCCACCTTCGACGCGCTGAGGCGAAGCATCACCGCCATGGGCGACGCCGGCGGGGCTGTCCGGAAGGCGACCAAGCCCCGGCCGAGTACGAGTGAGCAAGACCCGCATGAGCAGGCGGCACTCTTCGACACAGCGCTCGGGAGTGTCGCATGAGCACGACACACGCCTGCCCCGGCGGCTGCGGCCGCAACGTCCCACACCACCACCTCGCCTGCCGCTCCTGCTGGTACCGACTCCCGACCAAACTCCGAACGAGCATCAGCGTGACCTACCGCCGCGACCGCGGCGCACACGCCGCCGCCCTGGTCAACGCCATCAGGTGGTACGCCGAGCACCCCCGAGGGGGCACACGATGAGCGTTCACATCCGCCACGTCGTCACCGCCCACCAAGTCGCCGACGCCGTCGTCACCACCCCAGACGGCCGCAACCACCGCATCGGACACCACCCCGCCGACGGATGGCGCTGCTACACCTGCGACACCCGCAACTGCCGCCAGGTCGCCACCATTCGCGACCTCATCCCCGACATGACAACGACGCCAGCCGCGCGCAAAGGCAAAGCCCCATGAGCCGCACCCCACCTGAACTCCTTTGCCCCACCTGCGGCAAAGGCACCTACCAGTCGTTCACCCGCGCCAAGAAGGGCGCCCGTACACAACGCCGACTCCGCGACATGCGCCTGCGCCCCTACCGCTGCCCCGACCGACACGGATGGCACCTCACCAGCGAACCCACACCCAAACGACCCAAGAAGGAGATCAACGCGCAATGACCAACAGCGGTACCACCGACCCCGACACACTCGACGGCACCTTCGCCGAATGGCTCCTCACCCAATCCGCCGGACGCACCCACGAAGAACTCTCCGACGGCCTCCGCGACCTCATCGCCCGCGTCAAAGACACCGGCAAGAAAGGCTCCATCGTCCTCACCGTCAAAGTCGGCCTACTCGACAAGAACCCCGACGGTCCCCTCGTCGTCAACGACGAAATCAAACTCAACCTCCCCGAACACGACCGCAAAGCGTCGCTGTACTACGCCGACGAGCACAACAACCTCAGCCGCAACGACCCCAACCAGCTCACCCTCGACGTCCGCGACACCCCCGAACACCACCGGGACATCCGGGACCCCCGATGAACCGACAAAGGAGCACACCCGCCGCCATGACGTACCAGACCACCGCGCTCACCGCCGGCGCCAACGAAACCCAAGCCGCCATCGACGCCGGAACCGCCATCGCCAAACCCGCACCCCTCGACGATGAAGGCCGCTTCTACAGCACCGTCGTCCCCGCCGGCGCCGCACAGAAAACCATCGACCTCGAGGACCTCTACGACAAGCGCCGCGACCGGCCCCGCCGCAAAACCGGCGTCGTCCGGCACGACACCGCCACCTCGTTCATCCACTACGTCGACAAGCACGGCCTCCCCGAAACCGAGACCTGGGCCGACCTCAACACCTCCACCATCACCGCCGTCATCAACGCCCACGACGGCATCAACGACCGCGGCGACACCGAAGGCCCAGCCGGCTGGGGAGACCACCGCGCCATCCTCCAACTCCAAAAGACCCCCGCCTGGACCACCTGGCTAGCCAACGACAAGAAACCCATGAACCAGGCCACCTTCGCCGAGTTCATCGAAGACAACCAGGTCCACATCCAAGAACCAGCAGCAGCCACCATGCTGGAAATCGCCCAAAGCATCCAGGCCGCCACCAGCGTCACCTTCGAGTCCGGAACCCGCCTCTCCACCGGCGAGGTTCACCTCGTCTACCGCGAAGACACCGACGCCAAAGCCGGCCGCAAAGGCGACCTCACCATCCCTCAGCAGTTCACCGTTCTCCTCCAGCCCTACCAAGGCACACCCCACTACCGCGTCCCCGCCCGGTTCCGCTACCGCCTCAACAACGGCGACCTCCTCATGTCCTACGCCCTCGACCGCCCCGAAGACGTCCTCGAACTCGCGTTCAACGAAACCGTCGCCCAGATCGCCGAAGAAACCGAACGGACGGTGATGCACGGCAAACCCGCCTAACCCGAACCCCGCAGCACACGACCCCGCCCGGCCACACGCGCCGGGCGGGGCACACTCACACCCCACCGAAGGAGGACGGCGCGTGGCCAACCCCCAAGCCACCACACCAGAAACGCCGCCACACGACGCCACCGCCGAAGCAGCCATTCTCGGCGCTATCCTCCGCACCGCTCAACACGACACCAACCACGCCGCCGAACTCACCAAAACCGCCCCCGACCCCAGCGACTACTACCGCCCAGCCCACGAAACCCTCGCCGGCCACCTCACCCACGCCGCAGCAAACGGCCGCGGCCTCGACCCCGCCGCCATCCTCGCCCGCCTCGCCGACGCCGGACACCTCAAACCCGGATGGCTCGACGGCGCCACCCTGCATACCCTTATCGAACACGCCCCACCCCCCACCGCCGTTCCCTGGCACACCGACCGCGTCCAACGCCTCGCCCGCCGACGCCGCACGATCAGCGCCACCCAACGCGCCGCCCAACGGCTTACCCACAACGCCGACGACGATGGCCTCGACGCCCTCGTCGACGCCATGGACGTGCTCGAAACCGCCATCCAAGACGAAGTCCACGGCACACGAGCGAACACCCTCACCGTCGAACACATCGACCAAGTCCTCGCCGGAGACGACGAAGAAGAACACTACGACTGGGTCATCCCCGGTCTCCTCGAACACCAAGACCGGCTCATCGTCACCGGTCCCGAAGGTGGCGGCAAAAGCACTCTCCTGCGCCAGCTCGCATTCCAGGCCGCCATGGGCCTGCACCCCTTCACCGGCGAGATCATCCCACCCCAGCGCATCCTGTACGTCGACTGCGAAAACACCCGCCGCCAATTCCGACGCAAAGCACGCCCACTCCGCGTCCAAGCCGGAAACACCCTCACCCCCGAACACCTCCACATGTCCTTCCGCACCGAAGGACTCGACCTCACCCAGCCCACAGACGTCGACTGGCTCGAACGCCACGTCGCCGCCACCCGCCCAGACATCCTCATCACCGGCCCCATCTACAAACTCGCCAACGGCGACCCCACCGAAGAAAAATCCGCCAAACCCGTCGCCATGGCACTCGACCGAATCCGCGCCCACCACAACACCGCCGTCATCCTCGAAGCCCACTCCGCGAAAGCCCTCGGCGGCTCCAAGAAACGTGCCCACGAACCCTACGGCTGGTCCGGCTGGCTCCGCTGGCCCGAATTCGGAATATGGCTCGACAAAGACGGAGACATAGAACACTGGCGCGGAATGCGAGACGAACGAGAATGGCCCACAATGCTACAACGCGGCGGAGAATGGCCATGGACAAAAGCGACATCAGAAAACGCCCACCGGTGGGCAAAAATACGCGAATGCATAAGGAACGCCGGAGAAATACTCAGCCAACGAGAAATAGCCAAACAAACCGGAATCCCACAACCCAGCGTCAGCCGCGCACTCGCCGAGTACGGCATGCAGTACGAAGCACTCAAGTACGAGATGGAGACCACCCCATGACGTCCCCAAGCCCAGCACCACCCGTGAATCAAACCCCCGAAATTCACGTGATTCACCCTGATTCACACCCCCCTGAATCACCCTCCGACCTGCGCAAACGTCAAAGTGATTCACTGATTCACGCCAAAACGCGATTCAAGATCCATGATCATGCCCCTGACCAGCGCAAACGCCAGTGATTCACGTGATTCCCCCTTACGGGGGTGACCGCGCCGTGAATCAGCGCGCGGCGCCCACCCACTCGGGGCCAACCCGAACAAGCCAACCGAACCCCGACTGGAGGCCGAGATGGGCGAGGACCACATGAAGCGAAGCCGCCCCTTGAAGTCGCCCGGCGGTGCACGCTGGTGTGAAAAGCACGGCCGGTATGAATGCACACGGAACTCGAAGCGGACGAAGACGACCTGCCATCAGGTGGCTATTCCAGGCACTGATGCGTGTAAACATCACGCTGGTGTTCCGTTGGAGGTTCAGCGCGCTAAGGGTGAAGCGATCACGGCGTGGTCTGCGCTCGGTGGGGAGCCGGAGATTTCTCACACTGAGGTTGTTTTGCGCATTCTGCAATTGACGTGGTTGCGGGTGAATCTTTATGGGGATCTTTTACGGCAGCAGTTCGAGAACGATAAACGTGAATCCAGTTCCGGTGGTGATGGTGAGAACAAGCCGCACGGCGCCGATGTCCATGGGAATCCGGAGACCGGTGGCCTGATCGGGTTTTCCTATTCCGGTGTGAAGGACATTGGGATCTTCGCGTCCGGTGAGGCAATGCGGGGGTTGACTCGGCTTGAAGCGGACGAGCGTGACCGGGCGGTGAGGTTCGCGAAGGTTGCGCACGAGATGGGTGTCGCCGATGCCGTTATCGACGTGATCCGGAAGCAGGCCGATCAGGTGCAGACGCTGTTGGTGGGTGTGGTGTCGCGGTTGGGGTTCGAGTGGGGGGATCCGACCGTGGTGGCGGCGGTCCAGGCTGCGCTCGGGGAACTCGACGCCGCCAACGGCGGCGACCCCGGCGGAGGCGCGTCGTGACGTCATCGACCCATGCCTATGTGCCCACCCGCGCGACCCATCGCCTTGCACCGCACTCACCGACCCATGGAGGTTCGTCGTGACCATGCTCGATGACATCACCCGCGCCATGGACCAGATCCGCGCGGCGCGGCGGACGATCTACTGCTCACCCGAGGTCGCGCCGCGGCTGCAAGCGGCCGTCGACGAACTCGCCGCCGGGCACCTGTTCACCGTCGAAGCTCATCCGTTCCTGCCCGACGGGCAGGCCTTTGTGGTCGACACTCAGGCACTCAGATTAGGAGAGACACCATGACATCGACCAACGCCGTAGTCCACATCGCCGGACCCGAAACGCAAGTCGGGCCGCGCCTGCGGCAACGGTGCGCCTGGTGCGGCGCGTTGCTGCTCGACTACGACCTCGCCCACATCGCGGTCCCGGACGGTCAAGATCCCCGTCCGAGCACGTGGCCGGTTGGCGCGATGGTCAGCGTGCGTGACGTCTGCGACGGGGTGCGGGAGTCCTGGCAGGTCACCGCTGATCCCGGCTGTGGCCGGCTGCCGGACAACGCGTGCGGTGCGATCGACCCCGAGGTGACCCGGTGACACGTAAACGTCAACGACGGCTGGCCACGCCGAACCTCACCGATGGACCAATCCAGCCCCTAGCACGCCAGATCGTCCACTCGGCACACCAACTAGCACCATCGCCACCGCCGTACGCCAACTCGATCCACACCGGCCTCGACCCCCACGCCCCAATCCTCATGGACCACGGCAACGGCAAATCCAGCCTCATCGACCCCCTCGACAGCCACGACCGCCTCGCCCTCGACATCGCCCGCCTCGAACACGACACCACCGGCGGATTCCCCGCCATCGCCCCACTCGGCGATGACCCCGACCACTGCGACGACTGCCACACCGCTGCCGAACGCCGCGCGCGGCGACACGGCCCGCAAGCCCTCGCCCGCTTTCTTCACCAGCTCCGCCAAGGACGCTGACGTCACGACGGCGACACCGTCGAGGAACGCGCCCTGTGCGACTGCTCGACACCATCACCATGCCCAGCGATCACGGAGACACGAACCCGATGACCGACATCCACGAGTACTTCGACCTCTCCTACGCCAACTACCTCGTCCTCCCCCGCACGCTGCTGCAATCCATGCCGGACACCTGGCAACACGCCTTCGTGACGCTCCTGGAGCAACACGACGCCGCTTTCGCACACACCGAGCGGGCCGAGGGCTACCACGTCCAAACCGGCGCCTGGCACTACCCCGGCGACCTCAGCGAGACAGCCCTCACCGTGCTCGGCTACACCAACGACGACGAGACCGCGGTGTGGTACGACCCGGACGGGAACGAGATCGACAGCGCCAGGGCCTCCGTCTTCGTACCCTGCGACGACCCGGTGCCGCACTACGAACGCGGCCGGGCCCGCGTCGCCTTCAACCCCGACGCCCTCGTGGTCCCCAACGATGCCGAGCCTGGAGTCTGGGTCGTCTGGTGTCACGGCGACTACGGCCCCGAACTCGACAGCATCCATGCCACCGAGCTCGCCGCGCTACGCCGCGCTAACGACGAGAGCTACCTCGCCGCCACGTTCATCACGTTCGGCTCCAACGTCCACGAGGTGCTGCGATGACGGCGACCATCCACGACCGGCCAGAGCCACCCCGCCGCAGGCTCCGCCTCCGACTCCGTCTCGAAGCAGACACCCTCGACGAGATCGAGCGTGCCCTGACCAACATCGGAATCGACCTCCTGAGTCAAGGCATCGAAACCCGCGAGGTCATCTCCGGCGGCTACGCATCCGGGTACGACCTGTCGCTTGGCTGCGACCCCGACATGGACGGCGACCGCTACCGAGCCGAACTCGATGCATGGAGGGACATCCACCGTGCCTAACACCATCCACCGCATCCACCTCACCCGCCACGGCACCCGACACATGCGCGACCTCCAAGTCGCCCACGCCACCATCTCCGCCGCCACCAACGGCACCACCCAACGCCCCCTGTGGGCCATGCCAACCCGAGACCTGCTCATCGTGCAGGCCGACACCTGCGACCTGCCTCCCAACCTCATCCGCGAACACCACACCGGCACACGGCCGGCCAACGTCGAAGGCCGGATCCGACTAGCCATGGTGATCAACCCAGTCGTCGACCGCGACGGAAAACGCACGGTCATCCCAATGAACGACATGGCCACCTGGCTGCACCAGCGGCTCTCGGACACCGCAGACCTACACGAGTTCGACGTCCAGGACCTCGGCCAGCGCGGCGGATGGCGCAACGGCCACCGAATCACCATCGCCTGGCGCGCCGTCGACGCCATCGTCACCGTCACGAACCCGCAGCGGATGCGACACATCCTCGACAACGGCCTCGGGCGAGCCCGCGCCTACGGATGCGGCCTCGTCCTGGCAGGTGCGACATGACCACACCGACGAGGATGGTGTGGGACCTGGCCGGCCGGCCCGAGCCGGTGGCCAACGTCGCCGCACTAATCACCGACACCGCCGGGACGTGCTGCGTGTGCGGACTGCCGTCCGACCACACGGCCGACACGAACCGGGCGCTCGGCGCGAACTTCACCGACAGGGCGATGTTCCGTGATCCGCGCTCCTCTCGGGTTTGCCCAGCCTGCTTGTGGTGCTGCTCCGGCAAGCCGCCGGCGACGCTGCGGATGTGGACCATCGTGGCCGTTCCCGGCTACGACCTGGCTCCCTCGCACGAGAAGTGTGCACTCCCGGCCGGCCGCGGACTGCACCTGACTAATCGGGCCAACACCGCCGCAGTCTCGACCGTGCTGCGCTGGCCGCCTCCCGGCGAATGGGTCGTCACCGTGGCTGTCAGCGGGCAGAAACACGTTCTGCCCTACGGCACGGTGAACCGCGGCTGCGACCAGTGGACCGTGCGGCTGGAGGCCACCAACGTCACCAGCACCCCCGACGATTTCGCCCACGTGCTGCGCACCGCAGCTCGGCTGCGGGCCGCTGGGCACCGCGACGACGACATCCGCCGCGGCGCACCCACCATGTCGGCACTCAAGGCGGACGCCGACGCCGACCATTGGCGCGGCTTGTTCCACGCCCTGGCCGACCACACCGGACACACACACTCGCCACTGCTCGACCTCGCGCTGTGGTGCATAACCAAGGAGACCATCCATGACCACGCAAACGCTGCCTGACCTGCGAGACGCCACCGTCGAGTGGCTGTCCGCCATCCTCGACAGCGCCTACGTCGATGTCATCGGCAAGGCCCACTGGTGGGACCGCGCCACCAGCGCTCTACTCACGGCCGCGACCGCCACCACCTACGGCGAGGCATGCTCCACCGCCGCGCGGAAGCTCCAGGTCGGCGTCCTGCGAGCCGACTCCTCGGCCACGCTCACCCGACTCGACGCCACCATAGGCCCGCGGCTCACCGAGTGGTGCGAAATCGTCACCACCGAGGCGCCCTACCTGGTCGCGCTCACCCGCATCCACCGCCAGAACCGCAAGAGCCAGGAGACAACCGCATGACGACCATCGACCTCACCCTCACCCTCACCTCGCCGCTGCACCACGGATCCGGTTCGGCCGGGAACACGTCCCTGCTGCGGACCCAGGACATCGTCCTGCCGGACGGCAGGCAAGCCGCGGTGCCGTTCGTTTCCGGTAACTCGCTGCGGCACCAGCTCCGCGACGCGCTTGCCTGGCACACCGTCGCCACCCTCGCCGTCGAGCCCGGCAGCCTGTCCAAAGCCGCCGTAGACCTCCTCTGGTCAGGCGGTGCCATCACCTCCACCGGTTCCCAGGTCGACCTGGCCATGGCACGCCGCGTCGAGGAGACCTACCCGGCGCTCGGGCTGCTCGGATACGCCGCACAATCCGACATGACCGCCGGCACGCTGCGCGTATCCAACCTGCACCTGGTGTGCGCCGAGAACGCGTGGCGACTCCCGGACCGCCTCGCCGGACACAACCACGTCAGCCGCCCGGCCGGGATGTTCCGCGGGGAAGAATTCGGCACCCGCCACGACGTCGCCTCCACCCCAGTGGACCGACTCGTGCAAACCGCCGGGGAGATCGTGCAGCCCGGCACTACGCAGATGATCTACGACCTACAGGTTCTCAAACCCGGCAGCGTGCTATGGGGCGAGATCTCCCTGACGCCTGCCGCCACCGAGCAGCACGGCCGGCTGCTGTATGCGGCGATGGAGCTGCTCGCCGGGGACTGCACCATCGCGCTGGCCGCGAAGACCGCCGTCGGATACGGCCGCGCCACAGTCGACGGGGTGCCCTACCTGGAGGGCGCACTTGACGAGTGGACGCAGCACCTCACCGACAACGCCGACGACGTGCTCCAGCTCATCAAAGACCTCACCAAATGATCACCGTCGCCAGCGGCGGTGAACCGGTCGTCGTCACCGCCCGGCTCACCGAACCCATCGTCGACGCCGAACGGCACCCCATCATGCTCGACGGCCCCCTCGCGTGGGCCGCCGCTCAGCTCGGGATGGCGCCCGGCCCACTGACGCCCGAGCACGCACCCGACATGCCGCTGCCGCTGGCCCGGTGGGAGGACGGCGACGGCGTGTGGGGGTGGTGCGTCTCCGCCGCCATCTACACGCCGACCCGGCACACCGCGGTGCAGCTACGACGCAAACCGGCGACCGCAGCCATGGCACGGTACGCACCCGACCGGCGGCACCACCTGGCCCTCGGCCCCCACAAGGCCCGCGACACCACCCTGCCCGCCGTGTGGGCCCGCTACCTCGTCTGGCACGCCCTCACCACCGACATCAACCAGCTCGCCGACCTGCTGAAGCCGGTCACCCACATCGGCAAAGCCCACGCCGCCGGATACGGACGGGTCACCACATGGACCGTCATGCCAGCCGACGCCCCCGACGCATGGATGGCGCGCCCCCTACCCGACCGCGCCGGGATCCTCCAGGGCGTCCGCGCCCCCTACTGGCACCCCACCCGTCGCCACCCATGCACCTGGAGGAACCCGTGACAAACCCTCCCGTCAACCTCGGCGAGCACGGCGCCGCGTTCGCGGCCAACCTGCGGGCCATCCGCAAGGCGAGACACGTCACGCTGGACGAACTCGCCGCACAGATCCAAGACCGCGGCCACCGGCTCAACCGCGACCAGCTCATCCGCATCGAGGCCGGGCAACGACGCGCCAGCATCGACGACGCGTGTGAGATCGCCCGCGCCCTGGGGGTCAAGCTGATTCGGCTGGTGTCGCCATCGCGGCTCCAACTTGTCCCGAACCGGCCACTTCATGGCGTCCTCGCCGATGCCCGCAATCCTCGAGATGAGGTGGTGTGACGTGCTCATCGACTCACCCCGCCTGACCGCCGCCGACCGGGCCGCGTGGGACCGGCTCGCCGCGTATGACGCGATACTCGCCCGCGATCCGGCACTGGCCCGGATGGCCGACCGTGCCCGTGGCGTCATCGCCGAGTTCGCCGCCGCTGGGCCGTGCTACGCGTCCACATCGTGGGGCAAAGACTCCACCGTCGCGGCGCACCTGCTCGCCACGTCAGGCGTTGACGTGCCGCTCGTGTGGGTGCGGGTCGACCAGTGGGAGAACCCCGACTGCCTCCTTGTCCGGGATGCGTTCCTGTCCCGGTACGACCACATCGACTACCACGAGATCACCACCCCCGCGACGTCGCGCCGCTGGTGGGACCCAGACGACGGCACCCACACCGACACGTCCCGGACCCTCAAAGGCGGCTTCGCCGAGGCCTCCAGACGATTCGGAGCCCGCCACATCTCCGGCATCCGCGGCGAGGAGTCCCGCATCCGCCGGATCGTCCAGGCCCGCTGGGGCGACGCCGGACCATCAGCATGCCGCCCCCTAGGCCGTTGGGACGCCACCCACGTGTTCGCCTGGCTGCACGCACACGACCTGCCCGTGCACCCCGCCTACGCCATGTCGATCGGCGGGGTGCTCGACAGGCGGTGGCTACGCGTCTCATCTATCGGCGGAGTCCGCGGCGCCGACAAGGGCCGCGCCGAGTGGGAGTGCCGCTACTACCCCGACATCGTTCCTGCCCACGCCGGGGGGCACGCATGAGAGGCCACCGCCAGGGCGAGCTCACCCACGGCGTCAACCCGGACGACTACCCCGACTACACCGTGCACGGCGTCTACCCGTGGTCTGTGCTGCGCTCGGATTCCCGCGAGTGGCAGGACCGCAAACGCTGGTGGAAGGGTCGCGGCGTCCACGAGGAGAACGGCCGCGCTGACCATCTTCTCCTGGGGTCCGGCTCATCTGAACGGCACCGCAAGATCTCCAGAGGCACGTCCCGGTTCGACCCGTTCCTCGCCGAGCTGTGCTGCGAGTGGTACTCCCCACCCGGCGGCATGGTGCTGGATCCGTTCGCCGGCGGGTCATGCCGGGGCATTGTCGCTGCCGAGCTTGGCCGTCACTACACGGGTATCGACCTGTCCACGGCTCAGGTCACAGCGAACCATGCGGCGAAAGAGGCCTGGGGGCCAACCGACGGGACCGTCACCTGGCAGACGGGTGACGGCGTCGCCGCGATCGGGGACATCGCAGACGGCTCCTACGACTACGTCCTGACCTGCCCGCCGTACCACTCAGCAGAGCGGTACTCGGGCGACCCACGCGACCTGTCGGCGATGTCGTGGGCCGACCATCTCGATGCAGTTGCCGAGACCGCACGGCAGCTGTTTCGAGTCCTCGCCGAGGACCGGTTCGCGACGTGGGTTACCGGCGACCTCAGAGACACTTCCGGACACCTGCGTTGTCTGCCGGAGCACACCATCATGGCGCTGCGTGACGCCGGTTTCGGGGTGGTCAACGACCAGGTCCTCGTCACGCCAGCTGGGTCGATGTATCGCATGTTGCGCCGCTGGTGGACCAACACACGCTCGGCTGGCCGTGTGCATCAGCGTGTCATCACGGTCGTCAAAGGCGACCGGCGGTTAGCAGTCACCGCACAGAGCAGAGGGCTCCACCACATCGCCCCCATCGCCGCCCCGGAGGCCGAATGACCAACCCCAACCCCGACGAACACGCCCCACCCGAGTGCCACCGCCACGGCAACGATCGCGCCATCACCGACCAACACACACCCGACTGCGACAACCCCCACACCTGCACCGGCTGCCTGCCCTGCCCACAACGACACTGCACCGTCGACCAACGCCGCCATCTCCACCCCAAACACGACGGCCCCCGCACCTGCACCACTTGCCTCAACAGCACCCGCACCCAGCTCGGCTCACTGCGAGCTCTCGCGATCACCGCACAGCACGAAATCACCGCCAGCCGCTACCGCTCCCCCCAAGCACCCCGCACCGGCGGACGCTCCCCCGATACACCCACACCCGGCGGCGACGCCCTCGCCATGCTCACCGCCGGCCACAACGGCACCGTCGTGTACTCCCGCACCGGCAACCGCGACCACGCCGCCGACCACCAACCCGACGACCCCGACCCCGTCCTCGCGGTCCTCGCCTCGTGGGAGGACGACTGGCGCAAGACCCGCGGCGAACCCGCAGCCGGACCGCCCAGCTTCCACACCGTCCTCGCCTACCTCACCCGCCACCTCGACTGGGCCGCCCAACATCACGACGCGTTCCCCGATTTCTCGGCCGACGTCGCCCGGATCCGCCGCCGGCTGTTGTCCGTGGTGGGCGATTCTCCCGCGCCTGAGCGTGCCGCGTCGGCGTCCTGTACCGAATGTGGCAGCCGGTTGGTCGCCGAGATCCGTGACCCGAAGCCGTGTCACCACAGCCGTCGCCCGCAGCGGCGCCGGGACCGCGACGGGGTGTGGGAGCCGTTGGACGAGTTCGAGCACCGGGTCACCGCGTGGGAGGTGGAGCATGCCCGCTGTGATCAGGGCGGCCGGGAGGACTTGTGGGTGTGCGACGATTGCGGCACGACCTACACGCCGGCGCAGTATTTCATCGCTCTGGCAGCGAGGCTGGAGGAAGCATCGTGATCGACGAAGTCATCGCGTTTCTGCGGGCACGGCTGGACGAGGTGGAAGCTGCGGCGTCAGCTGCGAGGACGTCAGGCCAGTGGTGGGTGGACGGGCCAGCCGAGCAATCCGGGCTTTGGTGGGTCTATGACACGGGAGCGAAATTCGAGAGCGAGGACGTGGCAAGGCACATCGCCCGCCACGATCCGACGTATGTTCTTGACAATGTGGCCACCATGCGGTTGATCGTGGACGAGCACAGTCCGACTTCGAGGGTGGTGGGCGCGTCCGAACCGGAAGCCCTGGGCTGTCGGACGTGTAGAACGCGTGAGTGGCCGTGCCGGACACTTCGCATCCTTGCGCGGCCATGGTGTGATCATCCCGAGTTTGATCACACGTGGCGCCTGTGAACACGGTTGGTGTCGATGCTTACGCGCTTGCTGAGTTCCTCGGCGTCCCGGTGGCGACGATCCGGTCGTGGGCGAATCGGGGCAAGATCCACCCGGTTGGTAAGGATCGTCGAGGGCGGACGCTCTACGACCCGGCCGAAGTGACGCGACACGCCCGGCACGCCAGGACGTTTGCGCAAGCCGCTGACCAGGTGCAACACTGACGGCTGTAGACGTGTGTCTAATTCGGATCCCGACCATTGACATTTCAACGTCAAAACGGGAGTTGAGGAAGGCAATCCAGGAGGTGCCACATTGGCCACCACCTGGATCGACGAACTCCGCCAACGCATCCAACCCCACCCCCACCTCAACGACCCCGCCGGCTGGATCCGGACCAGGCTCCGCGAACACCTCTGGTCCAAGCAACGTGAGATCGTCGACGCCATCCGCGACCACCCCAAAGTCGCCGTCCACTCCTGCCACGACGCCGGCAAGAGCTTCATCGCATCTCGGGTCGCCGACTGGTGGATCGACGTCCACCCCGAAGGGTCAGCGTTCGTCGCCTCAACCGCACCCACGTACAGGCAGGTCAACGCGATCCTGTGGGAAGAGATCCGCACCTCCCACCAGAAGGGCAACCTCAAAGGCCGCGTCACCCAGTCTGACGAGTGGAAGATCGGTGACCGCCTCGTCGGGTACGGCCGCAAACCCGCCGACCACGACGAACACGGCTTCCAAGGCATCCACCGCCGCTACGTCCTCGTCATCCTCGACGAAGCCTGCGGAATCCCACCGGCACTGTGGACCGGCGTCGACGCCATCACAACCAACGACGACGCCCGCATCCTCGCGATCGGCAACCCCGACGACGAGACCTCCGAGTTCGCCCGGCTCTGCCGGCCAGGCTCCGGCTGGCACGTCATCCGCATCGACGGCCTGACCACGCCGAACGTCGACAAGGCCACCATGGCCGCCGCGCTGGACGAGATCGGATTCGGCACCCGCAACGCCCAAGAAGCCGAGCAACGCCAACGGCTGCTCGCCGCGTGCCCCGACGAACGTGAACAGGTCCCGGCTGATCTTCGTCACCTGCTGCTATCGCCGTCGTGGATCGCGGACAAGGCCCGACGATGGGGCGTGGACTCCCCGCTGTTCACCGCCAAGGTCCGCGGCGAGTTCCCCGACACGTCCGCCGGTTCCGTGATCCCGCTCGCCTGGGTGCGAGCCGCCCAGAACCGGTGGGCCAACCGCGCCGACCCGTTGCCCCGGTTCACCCAGGCCGGCGTCGACGTCGCCGACGAAGGCGAAGACCGAACCACCATCGCCTACCGACACGCCTGGCGCATCGACCGCATCGAGATCGTGCCCCCCGGCGACCCGATGCACACCGCAGATCAGATCAACGCGATCGTGCCCGGCCTGTCCGTCGTCGACGGCATCGGCGTCGGTTCCGGCGTGGTCGCCCGGCTGCGGCAGCTCGGCCGCCCGGTCGTGTCGTTCATCGCGTCCCGCGGGACCGACCTGGTCGACCAAACCGGCGAACTCGGGTTCATCAACTGCCGCGCCGCGGCATGGTGGGCACTGCGGGAGATGCTCGACCCGATCAACGGTCTCCCGATCGAGCTGCCCGACGACGACGAGCTGACCGCCGAGTTGACCGCCCCGAAGTGGACACAGGCCGGCGGCCGCATCAAGATCGAATCGAAGGACGACATCAAGAAACGTCTCGGCCGGTCCACCGACCTCGCCGACTCGGTCATCCAGGCGTTCTGGACCGACCCGACACCCGTCCTCGAAGACGCCGACGACATGGCCAGCGACACCGACGACGACATCTTCAGCCTGATGTGATGCGAGAGGGTGGTGATCACCCGTGGGCCTGCGTGACCTGTTCCGCCGCGACACCACCAACACCGCCGTCGAACTCGCCGAGGTGCAGCAGTCACGCGACGCCGAAGTGCACGGGCTGACCCACACCGTTGAGATGCTCGAATCGAACATCACCCGGCTCGAACAAGCGTTGCTGGAGCCAGGTTGGCTGCGCCTCGAAGCTGGCCTTGAGCAGGAATTCACCCGCGAGGGGTTACGGCACATCGCGCGGTTGTGCCGCCTGCTGGCGATCAAGAACCCGCTGCTCCGGCGGGCCTCCGCGTTGAAGGTGTACTACGTGTTCGGCCAGGGCTTATCGATCGCGGCGAAAGACGAGCTGGTCAACGAAGTCGTCACCCAGTTCATCGAAGACCCCCACAACCAGGCCGCGCTGTTCGGACAGTCCGCGCAGGAGGAAAACGAGAAAGCGCTCCACACGGACGCGAACCTGTTCCTCACCGCGTTCACCCACCCCCTCACCGGGCGAGTGCAAGTCCGGTCGATCCCGTTCGACGAGGTCAACGACGTCATCTACTCCCCGGATGACGCGGCCGAGCCGTGGTTCTACGAGCGCCGCTGGACACAGGTCATCCGCACTGCGGAGGGCACCAGGACTGAGCTGAAACGGGCGTTGTACCCGGACATCGACTACCGGCCACGGCATCGGCCCGCCATGTGGGGCGGGTGGGAGGTCCGGTGGGACTCACCGGTGCTGCACGTGCATACCAACCGCCCCAAGAACTGGACGTTCGGGGTGCCCGAGTTCTACCCAGCGTTGGACTGGGCACGTGCGCACACGGAGTTCCTCGACGACTTCCGCCGCATGGTCAAGACGCTGTCGAAATTCCTCTGGCAGGTCAAGACCAAGGGGTCGCAGCTGGGCAAGGCTCAGTCGGCGATGGCGAAAGCGACCGCCGAGGACGCACCTGTTGGGCAGACGTTCGTCGCCGATCATGGCGCCGGGGAGTTGTCGACCGTCAAGGCCGGCGGGATCGCGTTGTCCCCGCAGGACGCGCGGCAGCTCGCACTGATGGTGTCCGCGGCCACCGACATCCCCGAGACGATGCTGATGGGCGACCCATCCACCGGGAACCTCGCCACCGCCGAGACCCTGGACCGGCCGACCGAGCTGGGGTTCGAGCATCGCCGCAACCTGTGGGCGACTGTTGTCGACCGGTTGAGTCAGCACGTCATCGACGCGTCCGTACTCGCACCCCGCGGCGCCCTGTCCGGGGTGGTTGAGCGTGACGAGTATGGCCGGCTGGTCATCACCCTGCGGGGTGACCGGTCGCGGGTCATCAATGTCGACTGGCCCCCGCTGAACGAGCGGAGCATGGACGAGGTCATCAAGGCCCTCGCCGGGTCGACGGGCGGCGCCAAGGACATCCCCGGCATGCCGGACGAGGTCCTGTTGCGCCTGGCGTTGGTCGCGCTCGACGTGAACGACCCCGACGAGATCGTCGCCACCGCCCGCGACGCGCTGGAGAGATCCGCCGACGAACGCGACGAGCACGAGGACGGCATCGTGGAGGCGGTCCGTGAACTGCGGGAATCCATCGACCGTGTCCTCGTCGCAGCATAAGACGCGCCCTGCGGCGGCACCCCTCCTGTCCCGGCTGGCGAGCCTGGCCCCGGCCCTGGACGCGTTCATCGAGTCGGCCAGCCCGGCATCGAAGGAACACGCCACTCGACCGTTGGAACGTCGCCTGCGGCGTGGGCTGACCACCATGTGGGCCGAGCAGTCCCGCCGGCTCCTGGAGCACCTGGGGGTGTTCTCCTGGCGGTTCGTCGCGGTCGAAGCGCAGCGTCCGCTCGTGGAAGCGGGACCGATCCCCGACGATGCGCTCGCCCGGATCTGGCAGTCCATCACCTCCGCCACCGGTGGGCCGCTGGCCAGCCTGCTCAACGGGCTCGCCGGCGACGGGATACGCCGTGGCCACAACGCCGGCACCCTCGACGTCGGCCTGAGCATCAGCTTCGACGTCGACCATCCCCTCGCGGTCGACTACCTGTCCGGGTACGGCGCGTCACGCGTGGCCGGGATCGACCGGACCACCATGCGGGAGCTCCGGTCGCTGCTCGCTCAGGCCGCCGGTAGCGGCTGGTCCTACGACTTCACGGCACGGGAGATCCGGCGCCGCTTCCAGGGTTTCTCCAACCCGTCGGTGCTCGGACACATCCGTGACCGTGCCGAACTCGTCGCCGTGACCGAGATCGGCGAGGCGTACGAGCACGGCCAGTGGATGGTCATCGAGCGGCTACGCGAGCAGGGCATCCAGACCGACAAGGCGTGGCTGTCCGCCGAAGACGCCCGCGTGTGTGACGTGTGCGAACCGGCCGCGGCGGCGGGGTGGATCCCCAGCGGGAACGAGTTCCCGAACGGCCGGCACCGCCCGCTCGGCCACCCAGGCTGCCGATGCGCACTCACGATCCGCGTGGCAGACCAGTCACGAGTCGTCCCGGTCGGCTAGTCCCGCACCCCGTCAACATTCCAGTTTCCGTGTTCCCGCTGGGAGGCACATTGTCATGCCCACTGCCACCATTCCCACGCCCCGCGAGGTGTTCAACCCGCCCCCGGAAAAGACGGCGTTCACCGAGACCGCCACGCTTGAGCTGGTCGAGGCCAGCGGCGCGACCGGGCGGCGGATGCGGGTGCAGCTCATCACGCCCGGCTGGGGTTCCAGCGGCTACTACTCCGAGGCCGTGCTCAAGGAGGCGGCTCGACAGCGGGTGTTCCCCGCCGGGACCACCATGTACATCGACCACCAAACCCTGTCCGAGTCTGTCGACCGTATCCACGGCGAGCGTTCCATGAAGGACCTCGCTGCCCGGTTCACCTCGGATGCCGTGTGGGACGACAACGCGAAAGCTCTCGTCGCACCACAGGTCGAAGCGTTCGGCCCGTGGCGCCCGGTCCTGGCCGAAATGAAGGACCACGTGGGCGTGTCGATCCGGTCGTTCGGCATGGCCGAGATGGGCGAAGCCGAGGGGCGCACCGGTCCGATCGTGAAGTCGATCGACTACGCCCAGTCGGTCGACTTCGTCGCCGAGGCAGGCCGCGGCGGGCGGATCCTGCAACTGCTGGAGTCGGCCCGCGCCGATCTCGGTGAGGCCCGCAACGTCGGCCAGTGGCTGGAAGCGCGCCTTCATCTGGCGTTCACCGAGATAGCTGATCACATGTACGGCGAGGGCCGGCTGTCCCGCGACGAACGGATCGCGTTGTCCTCGGCCATCAGCGACGCGCTCACCGGGTTCGCCACCCGCGTCGAGGCGGAAGCACCGCAACTGCTGGCGCGTGACCTGTGGCAAGGCCCCGAGGCGTCCGAGCAGGCCGAGACGTCACTTGGCGGCACCGACGGCGACGCCCCACCGCCGGGGGGCGACACGATCGACGCCGCCGAAGCCGCGGCAGCCGCCACACCACCTGTCCCAGCCGCACCCGCGGCTGGATCGACCGCGGATCCGTCCGCACCACCCGTCGATGTCGAGATTCAGGAGTCCAAGGAGGACACCATGACTGACACCCCCGGTGCGGGGACCGCACCTCCGTCGCTGCCGACCGTGCGGCAGGCCACCGAGGCCGAACTCGCCGAGACGCGGCGAGAGCTGGCCCAGACCCGTGCACGTGAGCGTGCCCGGATCATCTTGGGCGAATCGCTGCGGGATCAGTGGGTCCCACCGTCCACCGTCACCCGGATCACCGAGTCCCTTCTCGCCGCGCTGCCGCTCACCCAGGAGATGAAGCTCGACGAGGCCGAACTGAGCAAGCGGGTCGTGCGGGAACTGAGCCAGGCCGAGGCGGAGATCGCCGAAGCGCTCGGCGCTGCCGGATTGGGTCGCCCACGCGATCTCGGCCACATCTCCGACCCCACCCTCGGCGGACTCGGGCAGGACCAGATCGACGCACGGCTCGAAGAGTCGTTCCGCTCTCTTGGCCTGTCCGAGTCCGCCACCAAGACCGCCGTGAAGGGACGGTAACCGCTCATGGCCACCAACAGCGCGTTTCATCTCGCTGATCAACTGTCCCTGCCGGTTCCGGCAGGGACCGAGTCGAACGACCCGGTCAAGGTCGGCGACCTCGTCGGTGTCGCACTCACCGACCGCGGCACCGAGGGCAACGAACCCACGCACGCAACCGTCAAGCTGACCGGCGCGTTCCACCTCGTCGTCGACGGTGCCATCGCCGATGTCGGTGACCCGGTGTACATCGACGGCGACGGTGACCTCACCGCCACCGCATCCGGAAACGACCTGTTCGGTCACGCACTGGAGACCAAGGGCGTCGGCGAAGGGGAAATCCCCGTCAAGATCGCCGCGTTCTCGGTCCCCGGTGGGGCCTGATCTCGAAGGAGGCACTACCCCACATGTCTGAATTCCTTGACCTCCTTGAGTCCCTCCGGGCCGAGGACGCCACCCACAGCCGACTGTTCGACGACGCCGGCACGTCCGTGCGGCGCGGCATCCGCCGCGACACTCCCTCCTACAAGCGAGCCTTGGCTGAGGCGGGTGAGCTGATCGCCAACGTGTACAAGGGCAAGGTCCCCGTCTACCGCCTCCAGGAGGCGATGTCCGCTTCGGATTTCCCGCTGCTGTTTGGGGACATCCTCGACCGGCAGTTGCTGGGGAAGTACGAGGAATGGCCAGCGACCTGGCAGCGCCTCGCCCGCCGGGGCACTGTTCGGGACTTCCGCGCGGTGAAGCGGTTCGCCGTGGACGGCGCCGAGGCCGTCCTGGAGAAGGTCCCCGCCGGCGGCGAGTACAAAGAGGCGGCGCTGAAGGAAGCGCAGTACGAGTACCGCGTTGAGAAGCGCGGCCGTCGGATCCCGTTCCTGTGGGAGACCATCGTCAACGACGACCTCGACGCTCTACGGGACACCCCCGAGCGGTTGGCCAAGGCCGCTCGGCTGTCCGAGGAGCGGTTCGCTACGAGCCTGTGGGCGGCGAACACGACGTTCTTCTCCGGGGGCAACGGCAACGTCATCACCGGCAACCCGGCGCTCGACGTCGATGCGTTGGAGACCGGGCTGACGGTGCTGTGGTCGCAGGTCGACGAGGACAAAAACCCGATCTTCACCGGTCAGGTTCGCCTCGTCGTGCCGCCGCAGATGAAGGTCACGGCTATGAACATCGTCCGCGCCACCCAGATCCGTGTGGCGTCCGGGTCCGGCACGTCGGCCAACCAGTTGGTGGGGCAGAACTGGATGACTGACGAGATCGCTGAGGTCGTCGTCAACCCGTGGTTGCCGATCGTCGATCAAACGAACGGCGCCACGGGCTGGTACCTGTTCGCCGACCCGAGCGTAGGTCGGCCGGCGTTGGAGATTGGTTTCCTCCGCGGAAACGAGACCCCGGCGCTGTTCGTGAAGTCGCCGAACTCGATGCGCGTCGGTGGCGGCGCGGTCGCCGCCGAGGATGGCGACTTCGAGACTGACGGCGTCAACTACAAGGTTCGCCACGTGTTCGGCGGCACGATGATGGAGCCGAAGGCGGCCGTGTTCTCGAACGGCACTGGCTGATGCCGAAGCGTCTCCCGAAGCCGCGGATGGCCGCCGATCTGTACCTGGCGGCCATCCACGAGGAGGTCCAGGGCATCCGCTCTGACCTGCGCACACTTCTGCGCGGTACGGCCTCATCGGGCGGCACCGTGGACGTGGAGCCGCAGCCGGTCAAGCTTGAGGAGCCTGGCCCGGCCAAGCCGGAGGCGGTGCTCGATCCGGTACCCGGCGAGCGCACGCCCACAGGGTCGACCGCCGACGCCGCCTCGGCCGTGGAGTTGTCGGAGCCCAAGCCCGTGCCCACGGCAAGCGAGCCAGCGTCGGGCGCCGCCCCCCCGGCCGGTGAACCCGACCCTGCCGTTGATCCGCGCACGCCACCCAAGACCCAGGCCAAGACCCCGCCTGCGGCCAAGAAGACCCCCAGCAAGAAACCCACACCACGACCGCGACGCAAATAGCTACGGGGAGGAGATGAGCATGGCGTCCAGCTACGACCCACTCACCACCGTCGGACAAGTACGCCTGCTCATCTCCGACCTCCCCGACCCCGACACCAACAAGACCGTGTTCACCGACGAGGAAATCGACGCGTTCCTCACCCGCCGCGACGGCATCCCCGAACTGGCCGCCGCCACGGCGTTACGCACCATCGCCGGGAACGCGATCCAAGTCCGGGGCCGGCTCACCATGCTCGACGCCCGCACCGACGCCCCCGCCGAATCCCGCGCTCTGCTGGAGCTGGCCGAGTCGCTGGAAGCGCAGGTCGACGAGGCCGGCGGCATCGCCATAGCCGGCGGGTTCTGATGCCACGACCGGGCACACCGATCATCCCGCCCGGCGCGTTGGAGATGCACCGCGCCGTGTCGTCGAACCCGCGGACGATGCCGTACCTGGTGCGGGTCCGGCATCGCCCGGTCAAGGGCGAGCTGAACGAGGCGACGGGTGAGTATCCCGAAACGCCCGGCGCGGTGACCTACGACGGGCGCGCCCGCCTGCACCCGGTGTCCCTGAACGAGCAGCAATACGCCCAGATCGAGGTGGCACAGCAGAAGTCGCGCTGGTGGTTACGGCTCCCGCTTGGCGCCGAGGTCGCCGAGAACTTGATCGTCGAGGTGTACGGCATCGTCGAGGGTGCCGAGGACGTCGCCGACGAGGCACTCATCGGGCGGGTGTTCCGGATCCTGGATGACACGCCGCGGACGTTCGGTACCGAACTGCGGGTCACCGTCCGTGAGGAACCCGTCCCACGCGCCGACCCAGGAGGCTCACCGTGAACATCGACGCCTCCGACCTTCCCAAACTCGCTGTCACCCTTCGAGCCGCCCCGCACCGTGTCGGTGCGGAGGTCGCCAGGTTCACCCGGCAGACAGCCATCGACATCGAAACCGACGCTAGACGCAACGCGCCTGTAGTGTCCGGCACGCTCAGGCGGTCCATCACTCACAGGTTCTCCGGTGACGGCCGCGCAGCATCGATGTCGGCAATCATCGGTACCGACGTCGCCTATGCACGGCGGATCGAGTTCGGGTTCGTCGGTGCCGATTCGCTCGGCCGGGTGTACAACCAGGCGCCGCAGCCTTACCTGGGTCCGGCGTTCGACAAGCATGTGCGGACCTACCGCGACGGCATCGCGCGCCTGGCGGGACAGGCCACGCTCGGATGAGCGCGCAAACGAAGCTGGTGCAGCGGCAACATACCGCCGCTGTGGTTGCTGCGCTCAAAGCTGTCGGGCTGGCCGTCGGCCACGCTATCCGCAACACGAACCCAGATGGCACCGGCCCAGTGCTCAAGCCTCCGTGCGCCATCGTGTACCTGATTCCCGGCGGGGAACGGTCCGGCACCATGGACGATTGGAACAAGGACGCCACCCTGGTCTACCAGGTCACCTGCGTCGGGTTGACCTACGAACAGGCCGAGTGGGTCCGAGACCAGAGCGAAACGCTGCTTGACCTCAAGGGCACGGGCATCGTGCCCGGCCGCTACATCGACCGCGTCGAAGCCACCTTCGGCGCATCGTTCGGCGGTGGCGATGAACACCGCAATGACAGCACCGGATCACCGTTCTTCCAGATCACGCCTCGCTACGCGATCTACTCGGCAGCGGTGTCGTGATCACACCCGGTTCAGCCGCGGCTTGGCGTTCATCTGCCCGTGTAGCTGCCGCAACGCGGCCTCGGCTGCCGCGAGCTGCTCGTCGGACTCGTATGCGTGCACGACATAGCGGCGGTCGCTGTTTGTGTTCACCCGCGTGGTCCAGCCAGGGAACGCCGCGGCGAGCAGTTTCACCAGCTCGTTGGCTCGCCGGTGCGTGTCGACCACGAGTTGTACGACTTCGCCGCGGTTGACGAGACCGATTTCGCCTTCGACTAGTTCGAGGGCGGCCCGGAGCGCCAAGTTGCGCTCCCCACCCCACGGAAGCGCCACGGCGTCCCTGATGGCCGTGGCCACGTCAGTAGATCCCATGTGAGGAGCGTACCCACGATGGCCCACGAACGCGCCAAGCGGCGCAATCGGCGCATTGCGTTGACACACCCAGGTCTCAGTGAGAGCCGCGGCAAGCCGGTTGTCATCATGGCGCGTCGCCGGCAAGCGGAGATCTTGCAGGAGCACGCCGGGTGGCAGCCGGTCGATGCCCCGCCCGCCGACCGGTCCGAGTCGCCCGGCGACACGACCGAAGAGAAGACCAAGCCGGCCAACACGGGCACCCGAGCCCGCACCGGAGCCGGCCAGCCCACGACGAAGAAGGATGAGGCCTGACCATGTCGAGTCGATCCTCCGAAGGCAACGTCAAGGGCTGGCTGCTCCCAGTCCGCCCTGCTGACTGGGACGAACCAGAAGGCGAAAAGACCCTCAACGACGTCGAACTCGCCGCCGGGATCCGGATCCTGCGGCTGGTCTCCGACGGCGGCATCACCATCAACCCCACGGCCAACACCGCCAGCCAAGCACTGCTGGACAAGGGCAAGGTGTCCCACAACGCTGGCACGCGGGAACGTACCGGTGAGCTGCGCATCGAGGCCGATTTCGACGACGAGACCGCGCTCGCCGGCGACGACATGTACGACCTGGTCGTATATGGCGATAAGTATTGGCTCGTTCAGTCCCGCGGCGGGGTCCCTGAGGACGGGCACTTGTTGCAGGTCTACGAGCTTGAGATGGGTGACGGGCCTCAGTTGCAGCCGTCGGCGCGGGACACCAAGCAGAACTTCCACGTGCCCATCGCGATCCAGGAATGGGACGAGAAGGTCGTCTTCGTCGAGGAGCCGTAAACCCCGGCCCCGATACTCCCCTGGCCCGTGTCGACTCGGATGGTGCGACACGGGCCAGGGGCTTTCACCATCCACCCACCATCCGAAACCCATCCGCAGGAGAAACATCGTGTCGAAGAAGTCGTCCTTTGCTGCCCGGAAGAAGCGCGCCACCCCCACCGAAGCGTTCGTGAAGATCTGCCTCGACCAGGCGTTGTACCGCCGCTACTACGAAGCGAAGAGCCGCCTTGAGCAGGTCAAGCTGAACCGGGGCGAGTCCACCACCCTGGACGCGGCACCCACCGACGCCGAGCTGCACGCGTTGATCGCTGACGTTGTCCAGCTGTCCGATGCCGTCGTCGAGGCCGAGGAACTGTACGTGTTCCGTAAGCTCGGCCGGCCGGAGTGGAAGCAACTTTCCGACGATCACCCGGTGCTCGACGAGGTGCGCAAGGCCGAGGAAGACGCCGCGGTGCCGTTGCCGGAGCGGTCTAACATCGACCCGGAGACGTTCTGGCCGGCCGCGATCGCCGCCTGTGCCCATGATCCCGAGCTGAGCGTTGAGGACGCGCTGTGGCTGCGTGACGGTGACGACGAGTGGCCGGGCCTGCCGGAGCAGAAGTGGGACGAGATCTGCGCCACCGTGCAAGCGTTGCATCAGGCGGGGTTGGACATCCCAAAAGAATTTCGCGATATCGATCAGATCCTCAAACGCGAGCTGAGTGGGATTACGCATGCGCTCGGGGCATCCCGATCAGCGTCTTCCGGGGCCGGGTCCCAGCGAAAGGGGAGCCGTACTGGCTGACCTCCGACGCGGAGACGGCGCTCGCGTGGCAGTCTGAGCAGGACGCCGGTTGCCCTGGGTGTGGTGTGCATCGTGAGGACGCGTGGGTGTGGCATCGCGATGAGCAGGCCGCGAAGTATGAGCGGGCCCGGTCGATGCTGACCACCAGGTTGTGCGTGTACTGCCAGGTCAAGGGCGCGCAGCAGGAGGCGATTCGCAAGCAGCACCCGGATGCTCCGATGCATGGGCATCACTGGGTGTTTGAGCGTCCACAGCCGGCCCGTGAACCGGAGCGTGGTGGTTAGTCCTCGTCGTCGAGGATCGCGACGCACTCGCGGTGTAGGTCCCAGTCGTAGTCGTCGAGTATGCCCGACAGCACCATCACCATCACCGGGTCCACCTCACCTGGAGTTGACAGTAATTCGTCAACGATCGTGATGACCGAGGTCCCTTGATGTGACACGTAGGTGCACGACTCCGGCATCACCTCAACCACGACCTCGACCTCTTCGATGACGGTCTCGGTCTCGACGATCACCTCAGGATCCGGTGTACACCCCACCACCGCCACGGCCGCGGCCACCGCCGCTAACAGCGGCAGGACTCGTGTGCGCATAACCACCCCTCCTCGCACATCCGACAAGTCGCCGGGAGGTTAGCACGCCGTGAACGAGTTCCGCGCCCGCGTCGTCCTCGAAGCGATCGTCGACCGCTACAAGTCCGGCATGTCACAGGCCAGTTCGGCCACCGACCGGTTCCAGAACGGTGTCCTGGCCAACCAGAAATCCCTCATGAAGCTCGGCGCGACCATGGTCGCCACCGGCGGGCTCACACTACGGGCACTCGGATCAATGGGCAACGAGTCCGCCCAGTTCACCGGCACCCTCACCAAAATGGTCACCCAGGTCGGCCTGGCCCGCGACGAAGCCATGGGCCTCGGCGCCGCCGCCATGGGCCTCTCAGCCACCGGCCGCGGCCCACAAGAACTCGCCAAAGCGTTGTTCTTCGTCACCTCCGCTGGGCTCCGCGGCGGAGAAGCCCTCGACGTCCTCAAAGCCTCCGCGCAAGCATCCGCGATCGGGCTCGGCGACACCGCCGTCGTCGCCGACCTCGTCACCTCCGCAGTCAACGCCTACGGCTCGGAAACCCTGTCCGCGTCGGCGGCCACCGACGTCCTCATCGGCGCCGTCCGAGAAGGCAAGGCCGAAGCACCCGAACTCGCCGGCGCGCTCGGGCGGGTCCTACCCATCGCCTCGGAGATGGGCATCACCTTCGACCAGGTCGGCGGCGCGGTCGCCGCGATGACCAGGACCGGGTCAAACGCCGCCGAAGCCACCACCCAGCTCCGCGCGATCATGTCGTCGCTGCTGAAACCAGCCCAACAGTCCGAGGAGGCCCTCGCCGAGTTCGGCCTGTCCGCCGAACAGGTCCGCCAGACCGTGCGGGAACGCGGCCTGTTCGAGGGGCTCATGCAGATCCGCGACGCCGTCGGCGACAACGACGAAGCCCTCGCGCGGATCTTCCCGAACATCCGCGCCTACGCCGGCATGCTCGACCTCACCGGTGAGGCCGCGGACACCAACGCCGCCATCTTCGACCGGATGGGCGACTCCACGGGGAACCTCGCCGAGGGGTTCATCGAGTGGTCCCGCACCACCGAGGCCAGCCAGCAACGGTTCTCCGCGGCCATGGAGGCCGTGCGGATCAGCATCGGCTCCGACGTCGAAGGGCCCATGCGCAACGCCCTCGACGTTGGCACCGGGCTGGCGTTGATGTTCACCGACCTCGACCCGGAAATGCGGAAGATCGGGACCACCGCTGTCGGCGCCGGCGCCGGGCTGGCCACCGCGGCCGGCGCGATGATGCTTGGGCTGGTCGCCGCGGCGCATCTACGCCAGGCCATGCAGACCCTTGGCCTGTCCGTGGGCAGCGTGGTGCGGTTCGCGTTCAACCCCCTCACCCTGGCTATCGGCGCGGCGGTCACGGTGTTCGGGTTCTGGCTGGCGAACAAGGCCAAGGCCCGCCAGGAACTCGAAGAACTCGCGACCACGTTGGACTCCACCACCGGTGCCATCACCGATCAGACACGGGCGTGGGTGGCGTCGAAGCTTCAGTCTGAGGGCGCGTTGGACATCCTCGACCGGGTCGGTGTCAGCCTGGAGGACGCTACCGAGGCCGCCCTCGGGAACAGCGACGCGATGGAGCGCGTCGTGACCGGGCTGGAGGCCGCTCGGGATGCTGGTGAGCTGTCCGAGATGGAGTTCTTCAACTTGATGAAGACCATCTTCGGGGTGAACGACGCCGCGGTGCAGGCGGCGGAGAAGACCGAGCAGCACGCCCGCGCGATGGGTGACGGTGAGGACGCCGCGGGCGAGTATGGGGACGAGCTCGGTGACCTGCCGCCGGTGTTGGCTGAGGTGGAGGGCGCGCAGGACGGTGTGAACGAGGCCGTGGAGGCGGCGGGGGGCGCCTACGACGATGCCCGTGCCGCACTCCAGGACTACATTGACGCCCAGCGGGCCGCTGTCGATCCGGTGTTCGGGTTGATCTCGGCGTTGGACAAATACGAGGAGGCCCAGTCCGCCGCGACCGAGGCGGTTGAGAAGCACGGCGCCGGATCGGCGGAGGCCGAGGAAGCAACCCTCGACCTGGCCAAGGCAGCGTTTGACCTGGTCGGCGCCATGAATGACGCTGATCTGTCAACGGCAGACGCGATCGAACAGATCCGTGGCCTTGGGGAACGAGGCCTACTAACATCGGGCCAGGTCGAGGTTCTGATCGGGATGATCGAGTCCGCCACGGAGAAGGCGGAGGAGTTCGACGACGACTACGAGGCCCGGCTGAGGGCCGAGATCGATGACGCCAGCCTGAACGCCGCGGACACCGAGCTGGAGGAACTCCGCAAGGACCGCGTCGCCGAGGTCATGCCGAACCTCACCGGCGGGTTCGAGGTGGCCACCGAGATCGACAACGTGGCCAACCCGGACGGCAAACCCCGTCAAGCCGAGGTGAAGGCGCTGGCGCAGGACACGCGGCCGACGTCGATGGAGCTCGACCGCACCGCGATGCCGAAGGGCAATCCTCGTAACGCTCAGATGCGGGCCAACGGGATCAACGTCGACCCGACGAAGCGGGAACTGGACCGCACCGCGATGCCGGGCGGGAACCCCCGTAACGCTCAGATGCGGGCCAACGGGATCAACATCGACAGCACGCGGCGGCGGTTGAACAGCACCGCCCGCCCCGGCGGGAACGCTCGGACGGCGCCGATCCGGGCGGACGCGCGGCGTGAGAGTTTCGTGAAGGGCCGGCTGGACCGGTTGGCCAGGCCGCGGACCGGGGTGATCCGCGCCGGGCAGGACCGCTCGTCGGGGTCGTTGGTGGAGCGGTGGTTGAACCATTTGGCTCGGCGTCGCACGGCCACAGTCACGGTGAACACGAACCGCAGTGGCGGAGGTGGCGGGGGTGCGCCGTACATGGTGCACACGGGCGGGAAGATCACGTCGTCGGGTGTGCGCCGCTACCATGGCGGCGGGCAGGTCGGGGCTGGTTCTTCGTTCATGGGGAGCAGGTTGGCTTCCGATGAGGTCCCGGCGATTTTGCAGACCGAGGAGCGGGTGCTGTCGCGGACCCAGAATCGGGCGTTCGAGGCGATGATGTCGTCGGTTGGCCGCCCGACACCGGTCATGCCGATGGCGGGTGGGGGCGCGGGTGGCGGGGGTGGGCGGGTGGATGTGGAGTTCCGGATCACTGGCTCGGGGGCGCTGGCTGATCAGGTCCACGAGGCCGTGAGGAAGGGCCAGATCCAGCTTGTCGCGAACGGCAAAACGGTGCGGGTGGGCCGGTGAGCCGTCCCAAGGACCTTATGCGGGTGTTCATCGCGCCGGGCTGCCGGCTTGATGACCCGGACAACGTCGAGTGGGTCGACATCACCTCGTTCGTGCGGATCGACCAGCAACCGATCATGATCAGGGCTGGACGCGACAACGACGCCGCCCAGATCCAACCCCTGTCGTGTCACCTGGCGGTGGACAACAGCAACGGCGAGTTCTCCTATCTGAACCCACACGGTCCGTGGTATGGAGACCTGGACATCGGAACTCCGTTGCGGGTGCTCCCGATGGACATGGCCGTCGTCGACGCGTCCACCGCTGACAGCGACCACCTCGGGATCATCACCGAGTTCGTGGCGCCGTCGGTGCACACGCCTGCGGCTGGGATGTTGTTGTGCTGCTGGGCCACTACCGCGGTGTCGTCATCGGGCACGATGAGCGTCCCGTCGAGCATGACTGTCGGCCCCGCCATCGGAGGAAACAGCCCAGTACGCATCGCGTGGGAGCACATTACCCACGGCGACACGGGTACCCGCACCGCCACGTTCAGCGGAGACTCGTGGAACTACTCGGCCGCGTCGATCGCGCTGCCAGGCGCCACGACCGCCGTGGAGATCCTTTCCGGCACGGTCGCCTCAGGATCGCCGCTGACGCTGACCACCTCGCCTGCCACGGAGACCGGGCAGTGGATCATCGCGATCAACCGGTCCAACTATCGGACCACCATGGACGATCAACCCGGCGGCACGCCCGCGGCGTGGGCTGTCCTAGCTGACGGTGAGGTCAGCAGTGACCTGGTCGGCGGTGGACAGTGGAACCCGTGGATCAAGGTATGGGCGCGTCCGGTCACTGCCCCAGGCGCGCAGACGGTGACGTTCGGCCCGAAGGACTTCGGCGATACCAACCACGGTTTCATCTTCGTTGTCGACCACCTCGACTTCGAGTCGATGCCATGGATGGGCGTCACCGAGCGGTTCCTTGGGGAGATCACCGAGCTGCCCACGGACTGGGAGATCCCGACCCGCCGTTCCTTCGCCCGAATCGAGGCGGCCGGCCCGTTCCAACGGCTCCAGCAGAACGACGAACCACTGGAGTCGACGTTGCGTCGCCAGGTCTCGTCAGAGCGGTTCGCCGACACCGTCAAGGCCTATTGGCCGATGGAGGACCAGCCCGGCGCGAACAGCTTCGCAAGCCCGACACCGCGCACGCGGCCGATCGTGTTCGGCGGGGACATCGACCTAGCCTCCGTCGACGGGCCGGGCGGGTCCGACCGCTTGCCGATGCACCGGCACAAGTCAACGTTCTTCGGCACGGTGCCCGGCCCGCCGCTCCTCTCAGAGATCGGCACGTGGCGGGTCGACTGGCTCTGGCGGATGCCGGAGGAACCGCCAGCCGATCGGACAGCGTTGACGGTGTTCACCACGTCCAGCACCGCGCACCGGTGGCGCGTGCGCGTGGGCTCCACCGTGCGGGTCGAGGTCGTCGACGAGGACGGCGCCGTGCTGCACAACGGGTCCGTCGCGATTGACCCCGACCTGTTGTACGGGGATTGGGTACGTTTCATGCTCCGAGCCAGGTCAACTGGTGGCCTGAACACCGAGTACGCGTTGCAGGCGTTCCGGCCCGATGGTGAGAACCCCATCCTGCTCGCGTCGTTCGGAACGACGTTCAGCCCCGCGTGGCCCGGCACCGTGCACCAGGTTGGAGTATCCAACCTCGCCCCGCAGGAACGCTCGTGGGGGCACATCGTTGTCTCCGCTGCGTGGTCCAACGACCACGACCCGTTCGCTGGGAACGCCGACGACGGGCACGCCGGGGAACGCGCCGGGCGGCGCATCATCCGCCTGTGCGATGAGGAGGACGTCCCCGTCGAGATCCTCGGGGACCCCGACGCCACACCGAAGATGGGTCCGCAACGACCGGGTTCGTTCCCAGGGCTGCTCAGGGAGTGCGAGGAAGCCGACGGCGGCACCCTCGTCGAACGCGGAATCGGGTTCGTGTATCGCACTCGATCGGATCGGTACAACCAGCCGGTTCGCCTGGAGCTGAGCCCAGAGCCTGATCTCCCGATCCCACCGGAGGCGAAACGCGACGCTCAACGCTTCCGGAACAAATGGACCATCACTCGTGTCAACGGGTCATCCGCGGCGGTCGCCGATCCCGAGCATCGCCGCCGGTACGGCCACTACGACGGGCAAGCGTCGCTGAACCTGCGCCGCGACCGCGACCTCGAACCCATCGCGTGGTGGAAGCTGCACCTGGGGACGGTCGATGAGTACCACTGGCCGCGAGTCACGGTGCGACTGTCCCCGCAGGGCGCGGGGCGCCAACCCGCGTGGGCGGCGACACAGCTGGGTGATTTGATGCGGCTGGACCACGAGTGGACCCAGATCCTCGGTGTCCGTGTCGAGCAGCTCATCGAGGGGTGGACGGAGACGATCAGCACCGACGTGTGGGAAGTCGACCTGAACTGTTCGCCGGCGTCGCCGTGGCGTGTGCTCCAGTTCGATTCGGACGAGTTCGGCCGCCTCGACACGGACGGGTCGGTGCTCGCCGCCGCGTTCACCTCGGGCGTGGACACCTCGATGATGGTCGAGATCACCGACGGTCCCCTGTGGACCACCGACTCGGCTGACCTGCCGCTGCACGTGTGGGTGGGTGGTGTTGAGCTGCGTGTGACCGATGTGGCCGGCACGGCGAGTCCACAGACGTTCACCGTCGACGCTGACCCGGTCAACGGCGTAGAGAAGGCCCTAGCTGTGGGTGAGCCGGTGCGGCTGGCGCGCCCGTCGGTGTGGGCGCTATGAGAGGGGTGCGGCGTGCCGCCATTTAACCCTGGACAGATCGCCCGAGCAGGTCACCTCGGGTCGGGCCCGAACGCGTACGTTCCGCAACTGCTCGGCTCGATCACTGATCCTGACCTGGGCGACGGCGGTATCCAGGACGGCACCTGGTACCGGGTCGGGCCTGACCTGGTGCGAGTGTTCATCCGGCTCCGGTTCGGATCGTCCGGCGTCGACAACGGCTCCGGGACATACTCGATCACGCTGCCCACGGCGGCGTCCGGGGTGCTCAACGCGAGCAACCTCATCGCTGTGGGCCAGCCGCTCGGTTCCGCGCAGCTGCGTCGTACGTCGCCGGCGACGTTCATGGCGGGGATCGGGTTCCTGTTCAGCCACAACGAGGGGCCGGGTGGGGTCGCCTTGGCGCGTTTTCACCGCCCGGAGGCCGGGATCGTGTCGGCGACGGCGCCGTGGGCATGGGCGGAGAACGACGCGATCGCGATGTGCCTGGTCTACGTCGCGGACGTGGACCTGTGATGCAGACCTACCCGTACCGCGCTGGCCAGATACTCGCCTCGGATGACGTCGTGGACGGTGTCCACGAGTATCTACCCGTCTTGCAGGCCACGGGCACGAATCCGTTCCTGGGGTCGGGCAGCGTTCAGGAGGGCCGCTGGGTCCGCACGCTGGACGGGTGGATCACGGCGTGGGCGCGGATCCGGTTCGGCACGTCAGGGGTCAGCAGCGGGTCGGGAACGTATCTGATCACTCTGCCGACGCCTGTGTCGTCGGTGATGACGGCGGGCCTGGTCGGGTTGGGGAACGTGGTCGGTGAGGGGTCAATCCGGGATGAGCTGCCCGTGTCGGCGTTCCGTGGCGTGCGGGCCAGCATCCAGTCGCTTACGGCCGGGCCGGGTGGGGTGGGCCGGGTGCAGCTGGCCCAGCCGGCGTCAGGTGCGGTGACATCGGCGAGCCCGTGGACGTGGTCGACGCAGGACGCGTTGGCGATTGTTGTGGACTACATCGGCGTCGTCTGATCCGCCCTGGCCTGGCGGGTCTCGCCGGGTTCGGGGGCCCAGCGAGACCCAATGAGAGGCCCAGAGGCTTCGCGTTGCCCCTTGGTTGTTGATCACCCTACCGCGCGCCCCACTTTGACGTTTCAACGTCAAATGCGGGCAGTCCGTCTCTCTGCTGGAGGCCACCCGTGCGCTACGCCCACTACGACCACGACATCCCCGAGCTGGAGGCCGGACGAGACCCCGGCCATATCGATCACCCTGACGGAGAACAGCTCCCGCCAGAGCTGATCCCGCCCCCCACCGAAGGCGGCGAGCAGTGACCGGGTGGGACACCCGCGCACAGGTCGGGTTGCGCGCGCCCCTGGGGATCCGCACCGACGTCAACCCCACCGCGGGAGTCGGCGGACACCACGGCGGGACCGGCCCCTTCCGACGTGAGCGGCACGAGGATTGCCGCGCGATCGCGCGAGCGTGGCAGGCCTGGCACATGGACCCACGCAACCCCAACCGGTACAACGACGTGGCCTACAACCTGTTCGCCTGCCACCACGACATCGTCCTCGAAGGCCGCTCCACCCGCGACCGGCCCAAAGTGCGAGGCGGCGCGAACGGCAACGCCACCGTCAACGGCAACCGGCTATCCATCGTGTGCATCTGGGGGGCAAACGACGGTGACCCGCCCGACAGTCTCAAGCGGGCATTCCTCGCCGGGCGCCGGTTCCTCATCGACCGAGCAGGCATGGGCACCGGTATCACCCCGCACCGGGACATGTCACAGACCAGCTGCCCCGGCGATCCGCTGACCGCGTGGATCCGCGCCGGCGCCCCATCACCCGACGGGCCATCCCGCCCCGACGACCCCCCGGAGGACGAGGACATGTTCACCGACGAAGACCGCGCGGTGCTGCGCAACCTCTACAAGGTCCTCGCGAACAGCAACGCCGCGATGGCGCCATACCCCCACGACGACAGCCGCAACTCCGTGCGCCACGCGACGGCCATGGGCGCCCGAAACGCCCGTGCCGCAAACCGGCAAACCGTTGACATCGGCCGCCAGGTGCACACCCGCGAGAACCCGACCATCGGCGCGCAGTACGGCACGATGGACCGGTGGGCGTTCAACGCCATCCGCCCCGACCGGTCACAGACACCCGGCGCCCGTGTCGGGTTCCTCGTCGACCTGGACCAGATCAAGGAACAGAACCGGGCCATCCTCGCCGCCGTCACATCAGGCGGGAACATGCAGGCGATCAGCGAACAGATCGAGGCGCACCACGCCGAGGTCATGGCGGCCGCGGCAGCCGCAGAGGACCGGGTCGAGCACCTCGTCGCACAGAACGACGCGCTCGCCGACCAGGTGGGCGGGCTGTTGGACGGTCAGGGCCAAATCCGCGAACTCGTCGATGAGGCACTCACCGGTGAACTGGACGCCATGGACGCGCTGCGTGCGCTGCACGGCATCCTCGGTGACGTCATCGCCGCTGAACCGTTGCCCGGTGAGGACGGCGCCGCCGGCGACCTGGAGGACGCGGCGCAGTGACGGTCCTGGAGATCGTCGGGATTGCGGCAGCGGGGGTGGCATTCGTCACCGGTGTGCTCGCGCTGTCCAGGTCGGCGTGGCGTGGTATGCGCCGCATCATGCACGTTGTCGACGACCTCGCCGGGTCGCCAGCCCGTGACGGCGTCGAGGCGCGTCCGGGGATCATGGCGCGAATGACGACGCTGGAGACGCAGGTTGGGTCGATCCGGCCCCAAGTGGAAGTGATCCATCACGAGGTGCTGCCGAACGAGGGCACGTCGTTGCGGGACGAGGTCACCCGAAACACCGAGAGGCTCGCCGACCACGCGAATCGCCTTACCCGCATCGAGCAACGACTACCCGAGGAGAACTGAGCATGGTAAAGCGCGTCCTGAGGCGGCTGGGTGAGAAGCTCCACCCCGCCCGCATCTCCAAGGCGATCGGCGCGGCACTGGGCGGGGTGACCGGTTTGACGGTCACCGAGATCGCCGCCGAGTGGCTCGATCTCGACATCCCCGAGCCCTACGCCGGCGCCATCGCTGTCGGCCTCGTCGCGCTTGGTGCGTACCTCGCGCCAGCGAACCGCGAGCGCGACGAGTAGCCGGCCGTGCCCGTCGTCCGGATCGACCTGCGCCGCCCCGACGGGGCAGCCGCGTCGGGGCGGGTCACATTCACGCCGTCACGGCGAGTCCCGACGCCGGACCATGTGATCCTCCCGGACCCAGTCTCAGCCACTCTGGCCGGCGGCACGGTGGATGTGGACCTCGTCCCGACAGATTCCCCCGACCACGCACCGGGCACATGGGCGTGGCAGGTCACCGAGCTGACGCGGGGCGGCTCGGCGCGGCTGGTCCTTGTCCCCACATCCGACGATGTCCTCGAATACGTCGACCTCGTCGACGTCGACCCGGACACACTGGACCCGGTCGACCCAGTGGTCGTCGGTGTTCCCGGTCCCGAAGGGCCACCCGGCCCGCCGGGCGACGGGCTCGAACCGGTCGTGACCGTCGACGACCTGCTCGCCGCCACCCCGTTTGTCGTCGCCCACCGCGGCGGCCAGGACGACGGCCCCGAGCACACCATGAAAAGCTACGAGACCGGCGTCTCACACGGCGCGCTCGCTATCGAGGTGTCAGTGTGCCGCACCCGCGACAACGTCCTCATCTGCCACCACGACCTCAACACCGAACGTGTCACCGGCGCCGACCTGCACATCTCCCAGGTGCCTTGGGCGCGGCTGGTACCGATCGAGGTGGACGCGGCACAGTGGCTCGGCCCCGCCGTCCGGCCGCAGCCGATCACGCTGCTGCGGGACGTCCTCGACCGGTTCGCCGGCCGTGTCGTGATGTTCATCGAGGACAAACCAGGCACCGCCACCGAGCAGCTCCTCGACCTCATGGACTCCTACCCGCGGTCGACGGAGTACATGGTGTGGAAGTGTTACCGCGCCGGCGGAGCCACCGCAGCGCAGGCCCGCGGCTATCGCGTGTGGGGATACCTGGACGACGACGACCCGAACCTGGACGACGTCGCCGAAGTCGTCGACATGCTTGGTGTGTCCACGGGAGCGTCCGATGCGTTCGTCGGTGACGTTGTAGCCAAGGGCCTGCCGGTGATGATGTGGCCGATCCATCGCCGGTCCGAACGGGACCGCGCCGTCGCTCTCGGCGTCCAGGGGTTGATGACGGCCGGAGTGCCGTACGTGCGCACCGACACCCCGCAAGGCGTGTCCGAGGCTGGTGGGTTCCGGGACGCGTTCGCTGCGGGGTATCGCATGCCTGGTGATCTGCCGTGGAACACCGTGACGTGGGGTTGGCAGCCTGCCTGGATCGAGGTCGACGGCGAGTACGTGATCGAGCTAGACCACCAGTTCGGGCAGGCGTACATGGTCGGCTCGATCTGCCCCACCCCTGCGGCGGACTACGCTGTCGAGGCCGAGCTTCGGTTCCCCGACCTGGTGCCGTTCGCGTCGTCACATGTCGGTCTCGCGTTCGCGCGCGATGACGATGTGGCGTACCGGTTCAACACGCAGATGCCGACCGGTGGTTACCACGTGCTGCTGCGGGGCAACGGCGACTTCCAGCTGTACCGGCACGATCCCGGCGTCGCCGCCGGAACGCAGCTTGCGAGCATCTCCACGCCGGCGCCGGTTTCTGGGGAGTGGATCCCGATCCGGATCGAGGTCGGTCCTTCTCAGATCGTGGCCCGGCGGATGGACACCGACCATCAGATCAGTACCAACAGCACGACCTACCGTGGCCATTACGTGCACGTTAGCCGGAACTACGACGACGCCGCAGGTGAGCGGCACGTGCAGTGGCGCAACGTGCGCTGGGTCCCGCTCTGACGGGGGGGTTCACACGGTGCGCCGCTCGTCGTAGACTGACGGTCCCCTCAACGCGTGACGGTGCACCCCACCCGCGCCGCCACGCAGACCACCGCCCCGCCCCTGGTTTCCAGGGGCGGGGCGGTCTCTTTGCGTGCCGCGTTGTCAGTCAGGCGGTGGCCACCACGACTGGTCGTAGTCCGGGTGCTCTGACCATGCCTCCGCCACTGCACGGAGCAGGAGCAGCGCGACGGTTGCCTCGGTGCTGGCGGGGTTGGCGGTGAAGATCTGCACGAGGCGAAGCATGCGTCGTCGGCCCTCGATGTCGGCGGTGACGCGTGCGGGTGAGTGCATGGCGACGTGCCAGCCGGCACCGTTCATCTCGCCGACCAGGTCAGGGATGAGGATCGGGTCGCCCTCGTCGACGTCTACGGGGGTGCCGGGTGGTTCGAGGACGACGTCGCCGTTGCTGTCGACGCCCCAGGTGTCGCCGCCGACTGCTGTGGCGGCGTCGGTGGCGGCGCGTGCGGTTTCGTCGAGCCTGTCTGCGACGAACGCGATGAGTCTGTCGTGGTCAGTCACGGCGGAGTTCCTCGGGCACGGTGTCTTCGTGGGCCACGATGGTGGCGCGTTTGCATTGCCCGCATGGTGTGACGTCCATCGTGAATCCGCTCATGAACGTGACCCGCCGTTCTGGCTGCGGGTCGCATACCTGAACGAGTCTTGGTTTCATGCAGTGAAGTTCGATGCTTTGCTTCGTGAGTCCGCCCCTCATGCAGGGCCACGGTAACGGCGGAGTGTGAGATTAGCAATAGCCGAAAATAGTCTGATCGTTTTGGGCTAGACCATTTTCGGCTGGTCCACTCGACCGGTGGCCCGTGACCCCGCAGCCGATGAGCGTCTCCGCTCGACGCTGCGCGAGCGGCGCCTAGAACTCGGATTGTCCCAGTTTCACCTGGCCAGACGGCTCGGAGGTGACGTCCGCCAAGAACTGATCAGCAAGATCGAGATCGGCGAGCGCCGCATCGACGTGTTCGAGCTGATCGCCATTGCCCGCGCGCTCGACACGACACTGGTTGAGGTGCTCGACCGCGCCGGCATCGACCACAGGTGACATGCGTGCGCCCCCGGACCCCACCTTGCGGCAACCTTCATGACGCCGGCCGCGCCAGCGACTTGCCGCCATGTCGTGGACACCAGGCCTCCACGCGGGCATTGCGGCACGACGGGACACCGAGTTCTGCGGCGCTCACATCAATCGTCGTAGATACCAGGCCTCTACGCGGGCATTGCGACCTGGTGGCCAACTGGTTCCCCGGTCATATCGGGAGCAGTCGTAGATACCAAGCCTCTACGCGGGCATTGCGACTGCCGGCATCGCATCCTGGCCTGCTAGGAGAAGTCCGTCGTGGACACCAAGCCTCCACGCGGGCTTTGCGACACGATTCGCTGGTCCAGTTCGATCGACGCACTCTGGGTCGTAGATACCAAGCCTCCACGCGGGCATTGCGACGAGGTGTTCAAACGTGACGGCGAGTAGCACGGACTTGTCGTAGATACGAGGCCTCCACGCAGGCATTGCGACCGATGAGTGCGAGGCCGTCGTCGCCACACACGCCTAGTCGTAGATACCAAGCCTCTACGCGGGCATTGCGACCCCACGCTGCGCGCTCCGTGGTAACCACGAGGACGATGTCGTAGATACGAGGCCTCCACGCAGGCATTGCGACGCCGAGTCCCTCTTCGACACAACCAAACCCACCGACAGTGTCGTAGATACGAGGCCTCCACGCAGGCATTGCGACCGCTCCCAGAATAAGAGCCACCTGGCCTGCATGTTCGCCCGCTCACCGCGAGCGGTCCCATTCCGCTCGCGGCAAGCGAACCGCATCGCATGGTCACGCATCGCTCTCATGCTGGTCAGGCTCGGTCGAGTGGTCCCCAGGAGTGGGCTCGTCAACCCAGTGCTCGCAGATCTCAGTGATCCGCTCCTGCCAGTCCGGGATATCGTCCAGGCAGTCGACACCCTCGGTCTCAAGCAGCTTCTGCGCCGCCCGGTGACGCTCGGTGTCGCGAGCGAGTTCATCCCGGCGCGTCTCGTTCCACAGGATCCGAGCCTCATGCTCGGACCATGATGCCTTGCCCCACTCGACCTTTCGACCGTCGCCGGTGCGGAATGACACCGACGACAGGCGCTCCCGCTCCGCAGCCGTCAGCCCGCCGGCATGCCGCTGGAACAGCGTGCGCCGCTCGTTGCGGCGGTCACGCTGGTACTCGATCGCCCGCGCTGACGTCGCCAGAATCGGCAGCAACAGCTCCGCGATCGGAGCAGGGTTGTACTGCTCGGCCACGTCCCGAGCGGCCTCCTCTGGCGACATCCCCCGCTCCATCCGCAGCCGCAGTTGCGTGTGGATGCGCTCGTCGTCCACCTGGATGGTGATCTTGCTCATGCCGGTCCCTCCTCTGCGTACAGGACACTGATCCCGCGCCGCCGGGCGGCGTTCTCGATGGCCTGTCGTAGTTCACCTGGCGCGGCGAACGCAGCGAGCCGTCGTGCACCACGGGCACCATGTTTGTCCTCTGACGATACGTCAGGGACGCGTCGCGCTGCGGCGAGATCAGTCCCGTCGAGCGCGATCTCCGAGGCGACGTCACACAGCCACGCCGCCACTTTGCGGTAGGCGTCGCGCCGTTTGGCGACGAGCGCGTCGCGCTCATGAGCCTCAAACGTCCAGAGGTGACGATCTCGATGTCGCCACTGCTCCAGTTGCCCGGCGAGTTCGTGACCGGCCGGCCATTGCCGGGCGAGCCACACGAACTTTCGCGGGGCACGCCATTGAGCCACCACCGAGGCGCGCAGCGGCCCATCCTCGTCGCCCCTGGCCCACGGCGGCACCCCGACCTGCTGCCCGAGCGTCGGGTCCTCGGTCAGGGCGGCAATGACGGCCTCGCGCAGCGCCTCCATGCGGTCGTCACGGATCGACCGGATGTCGTCGTCGCGGCGCCACAGCGCCCGCCACGTGTCCGGAACGTGCACATCCGCGCTCCTGCCGGACACGCGGACCACATCGGCCAGGTCACGAGGCGCGGGTGGCAGCGCGACGCTCGCGGCGATCCGAGCGACGAGGATCCCGGCCGCACTCGACTGGTTGGCGAGCCGAACGGCCGCGGTTGCCCGCCGCGTCTGCGGGACGTCCGGGTGCGGGAGCCGCACTGACACCGACACGTGCAGCCGGTAGTGAGGTCCGACGCGCTCACGAGTGAGCTGCACGTCGGTGATGTCAGCGTCGGCGGGGATGAACCGGTGGACCCTAACGGGCAGGGTGAGGGTTCGTCCGCCGCCGAGAGCCATGGTGATGTCCCCGTCGCGGTCTTTCCCCCGCGGCCGGGGTGCGATCGCTGGATCGGCCCACGGTCGCAGCTGGAACACGCCGCGCCACTGGCCCTCGCCTGAGGCTATGAGCTCCGGGCTGCGTGCCGGATCGCCGGCCTGCCGTTGCAGCTGCACGGCGAGGGTGCCGGTGCCGTCCCACCGGTGGAACCGCAGCTCCGCCGCCTCGCCCCGTTTCCGTTTCGCCTCGACCTGCTGAACGGCAGTGTCGTGGCGAGCAACGACGTGGTTATGCGTGGCCCAGTACAGGCCCCGTGCCTCCGGGTTGGAGGTGGCGCAGTAGACCCGGTACAGGTCTTTGATGGCCGCGCGCCGCTCGGTCTGCAATGCGGCGAACCTCGCCTGCATCGCCGGCCAGTGTTCCTGCCTGGCCGCGGCCAGGTCCTCACGGGCGGCCTTACGTCGCGCCCGTAGGTCTCGCAGCTCGTCCCGCAGGGCGCCGCTGATCTTGGTGGAGCGTAGCCGCTGCCGTTCGCCCCTGGCGCGTTCCTCGGCCTCGTCGACCGCGGTTTTCGCCGTGTCGACCGCGGCCTGCGCTGCCGCGATCTGCGGGTGCTCCATCCACACGCGTGCTTTCGCGTCGGCGTGGTCACGCTCGATGCGGACCAGGTCGTTGCGGAGCTCGTGCGCGAGTCGCAGCTGTCCCATCGCCTCCGCGGGAAGATACCCGTTGTCGCGGGCACCGTCGACGCCGACTCCGACCGAGCGCACCCGGTACTGGTAGACGACGACCTGGCCGTCGAACGTCGATCGCTTCACGGGCTCATCACTCTCCGGTGTCGAGGATGGTGAGCCCGGCCGCGCGGAACGACTCGGGGCCGTTGTCGCTGCCGGAGTGGGTCGCCCACCAGCGTGACAGGGCGTCGCGCACGGCGAGGTCACCGGCCGGGCCGAGCGACGCGAGGCGCTTGAGGAGATGCTCCTCGTCGATGCCGAATTGCGCGGCGTACGACGACACAGCACCGCCGGTCGGGTCGGCCTCACGGGCCAGTCGGAACGCATCCGACACCTCGGCGTGCAGCAGCTGTCCGATGGCGTGGGTGGCCATCGTGCCCGAGCTGATCGCGGCCAGGCATTGCGCCTCGGCCGCGGTCAGCGGCAGACGCCGCGCCTCGACGGCCATCAGCCCCTGGAGGGTGGTGAGGTCGGCGCGGATCTGCTGCGGGGTCGACCCCGCAGCGTAGCGCGCCGCGCGGTCGTCCAACCACGCCTTGGTGGCCGCGTCGACGCGGATCTGGATCTGGATCTGGGTCTGTGTCATTGTTTCTGCCTCTCCCTGTTGATCAAGGGCTGTGGCGGTCAGTAGCTCGACCACTCGCCCACATCGAGCCGTTCACTCTGGATCCGACGCCACTCGTCGACCGCGGCGCGCTGCGCCGCGGTCAGCTCGATGTCGGCCAGTGTCGCCTCGGCCGGATCCGGGTCGGATCCGGCGGCGTCGTCGATGTACTGCGGGTAGTGGGTGGCCTCAATGGCGATGAGACCGCGAGCGTGGCCCCGCAGGGAGATGCCCCTACCGGTCTCCTCGTCGTAGTCCTGGACGTCCTCGGCCAGAACGCTCGGATCGACAAGGATCGCCTCGACCGCGCGCCGCAGCCGGCGCACGCACCATGCGCGGTCGTCGGCGGCGAGCAGAGCGGACGCCTGACGGTGGATCTGCTCGGCGACCTCCTCAGGGGTCTCGTCCTCCCCGACGGATCGGTCCAGGTCGCCGGCCATGTCGGGGAGAACGTCCCCACAGGCGCACTGGTGGTGATGCAGCGGTGCGGTGGAGATCGCGCCGTGCGTCTCGTGGCCGCGTCGGTTCGGCAGCTCGACGGCGACGTAGAGCTGGCCGCCTCGTTCATATGTGATCATGGCGAGTCCCGTCGCTCACGCCCCGGCCAGTTCTGGCCAGGGGTGTCGATCACCGATCTGTCGTTGCGTGTCAACGGCCGCGAGACTAAAGGCTTGCCCCCAGGGCTCTCCCCTGTCCTGCCATGTTTGCAGGTGGCAGAGAAAAATTTTCGCCCATCCATCAATTGCATCCGCCGGTAAATCGAGTCGGTTCCCTATTGCCTGGCCGTTGCGTCGCACGACGACATTTATGGGTATGCCATGTGCGACCAGGATGAGTCCCACCAGGCAGGATGGAGCTCCGCGATGAATATAAACGCATTCTATTCGACAATTCGGCGACCGATAAACGAAGTCTTCTTTACCTGCGATGACCTCTTCGGTCAGCGCAACTGCGCGCTCCAGAGAAAGCGTCGGGAGGGTGGTCGGGTGCATCGTTACTCCTCGTACGGCGTGACCGACACGATGTCGGTCGGTCGGATAAGAATGGGGGCGCCAATGGCGTTTGCATCGTGGTCAGGCGAGCCGGTCGGCTCACCCGCCAGCTCCACAAGGACGAGCGGGCCGTCGTCCATCTCCCGGTCTCGGAAGTACGCGGCCAGATCCGATACGGTCTCACAGGCGCTCACGCCTGGCCGGGGTCCGGCCACGTCGACGAGTCCGCAGGACGGGCAGTCGCCCATCCCGTCGACCCGATCGGTGTAAACGTCGGTACCGCACGACGGGCACGCGGCCATCATCGCGCCGTCGACCCATGGACTGGAGTGTCGCTCCGGGTCGAGCAGCTGGGACAGGTCGCGACTGGCGCTGTCTAGCCGGTAGAAGCTTCCCATGGTCCTCTCCCTATGATGTGGGGAGAGGACCGGCCAAATACGCCTTGGCCGGTCCTCACCTTCGTCAGGCCCGAACCACTCGGGCAGCGGTACGGGCGCCGCTGCCGGTCCAGTCGCCGACGACGGTCCACCCCTCGCCACTCAGTGCGTCGGCCGCGCCGCGTGCCCACTCGTCGGGGTCGTCGTTCGCGGGGATCCGGACCGCTCCGAGGCTCACCTCGGACGGGTCGGGCCACGCCGCTCCGAGGCTGCCGGGGATGACGTACGCGGCGGTGTGGCCGCTGTCGTCGATGTCCTCGACGTCGGTGACGACGACGAAGACGTCCTTGGCCTGCCGCTGCACGGCGGCCCAGAACCCGTCTTCGTCGACGGTTTGCACGAAGCCGCCGGCCTCCGCGTCGTACTCGTGGGTGGCGCGGAAGATCGCGTCGAGGTCGTATTCGTCGCGGTGGGCGGTGTCGGTGCCGCCGGCTTCGATGGCAGTGGCGATCGCCTCAATGGCGTCGAGGTTGGTGGTGTAGGTGGTCATGGCTCACTCCTCGCAGCATCCGTGGATGCACTCGATGGTGTCGCCGCCGACGGCCTCGGCGAAGGCGTTGCCCTCGGGGCTGCGGTGGGCGACGGGGGCGTGGTGGATGTCCATCGTGACGGTGGCGGTCTCGTAGAGTGCGCGGGCCAGGCCCTCGCCGCGGCGGTCTTCGCGGACCTCGATGTTCATGATCTCGTGGTTCTCGACGGAGACGTACAGCTCGGCGGCGATGCCGTCGGTGTCGGCGATTTCCCAGATGTGGTTCTCGGTGCCGTCGCCGTAGTAGTCGCCGGTCCGGGTGATGATGCTTTCCATGTCGCCCTCCCTTTGTCTTGATATCTCTATTCTACCACACTGGTAGCTAGAGTCAACAGAACGGTAGGTCCGTTATGAACCCGCAATGCAGTCCTCAGGCGAAGCTGCGCTCGTAGGCGGGGCCCGCTGCGCAGCGCGGGCAGCACAGCCCGAGGATGCCGGACGAGTCGCGGCACTCCTGGAGGTTGCGGCGCGGCTGGTCGCACTCGTCGCAGATCCCGCCCTTACCCTCGCGGCGGTTGTCCCGCTGGCGGGCCACGGGTGCGGCGGCACGGGGCGCCCGGCTCGGGCGCTCGATGTATCCGTAGACCATGTCAACGCCGTCAACCTTGAACGGGCGGCCGACGGTCTCGATGATCACCGTCTGCACCTGGCCGGATCGCTTGGTGACCCGCACCGAGGTGCGGGGCCTGACGATACTGGCCGGGCCGAAGGCGACCCATTCGCCGGACTTGGTCTTGCGGAATGTGGTCCGCGTTGTGGTGTTCATTTCGGCCCTCCCTTTGTCTTGATATCTCTATTCTACCAATGTGGTAGCTCAAGTCAACAGAACGGTAGGGTCGTTATCTTTCCGTTATTCATCTGCCGGGCCCAGTACCCGTCCGAACAAAAGTTCTATTCTGGCGCCATGGACCAGTACGCCCGGCCCGCCCAAGACATCCTCAACCGGACCCGGAAACCACCCCGCCACTGGGCTAGGCCAGAGCGCCCCCGCCGCCAGTGGATCCGCGTACGCTGCCGCATCAACTGGGCCCACGACGGCAACGAAATCCTGGACGGCGTCGCCAAGGACTGGACCGAGGCAGCCGTATGCGTCACCGTCGCCGACCTCCGAGCACACGGCGGCCGGGTCTGGCTAGAACCCCGCGACGTGGTCCGCCGCGACCAGGCCACCCCGCTATGGTGGCGCCGACGCGTCGACCTCGACCAGCAACGCCGAGGCCGACGGCCGGGCTGATCACTGCGCCTACAGCACCCGCGCAATCTGCTCGACCACGCGCCGCCACTCCGAGGCCGGCAGAGTCACCGACACACGATCAGCACCCCGACGCCGAGGCGACGGGCCATCACCGACCGGCAACAGATCCGGCCCGGTAACCGACAGGGCGAGCTGTGAGCGCACGGACAGCGAGCCCGCCGGCTCGTGCGCGAACCGAACCAAATGCAGCACCCGCAGCGGGTTCGGATGCTCGGGCTCCTCCCCACGCCACGTGTCCAACGTGGCCTGATGAAGCCGATGAGCGGGCACCTGCACGGTGCACCACTGGACGGGGCAGTCGGGGGGCCACGTGTTAGCCATCAGCCCTCACCACCTGATAAGAGCTGGGATACGGTCGTAGTCACGATTTCCTCCAGGTCGACTCTGGTTGGGGATCGAGGTCTCGGCCGGTGTTAGCCGCACCGACCGAGACCGCCTAAACGGGATCGGGGCGGGCACCCAGAAGTGCCCGCCCCTTTAGTGATTGACGTTTACGCGTCAACCGTGAAGTCGCCGCCGCACTCGCCGCACGTGATCGGCGCGACATTGAGCGTGGACCGGGCGACCCGGATGTTCCGCCCGCAGGAGCAGGTGGCCTTGATCAGGCCACCCGGCTTGCGGGTGGTGGGCCGCTTGACCCGGCCCGCATCGCCGCCGTCGACACCCCATCCGCCACCCGTCGGCGGGTTCGTGCCACCGAGACCGGTGATGCGCGCCCACTCGGGCAGGTCCATCGTCAACGCGATAGCCGCATCCAGGGCCTCGATGACGCCGGAGTAGGCTTCGCGGGTCTCGTCGGTGATGGTCACCGACGAGAACCCGAGGACCTTGTGCGGACGATCCGCGGCGTACTCCAGGCCGAGTTCTTCGGCCAGGCCACGGAACCGGTTGTTGTGGTACCGGTTCTGCCGGGATGTGTCCTTGATGCCGCGCACAGCAGCGAGTGCGTGCGTGGCCTCGTGGAGCAGGGTCTGGAGGGTCTTCTCCGCGCCCACACCGAGGGTCTCGCCGGACACGAACAGCTCCGGCTTGCGGTCACGCTCGACGGTGCCGTCCGGCGAGACGCGGAACCGCCCGTTCACCCAGAAGTCGTGGCCGTAGTGGCCCCAGACCAGCGACATGTTGCCGCGGCCGGATCCGGTGATGATGACGACGTCGGGGATTTCGGGGTGGTTAGCCTGAATGGCGTTCCAGACGTTTTCCAGCGCGGCGACGAGCTGGCTTCCCGTCTGGGTGTTGGTGGCCATTGGTAGCCTCCTTGTGCCTAGGAATGGGCGAGCCCGGAGCGGTTCGTGTAGGAGCGGTGCCGCTCCGGGCTCTTGTGTGGTCCTCCCCTCACGTGGAACAGTGGGGGAAGGACCCGGCCAAATACGCCTTGGCCGGGTCCTTTGATGCCCTAGAAGGGCACCGTCCCTCCGAGTTCGCGGATGCGCTGTGCCAGCCGCATTGCGATGTGGAGGTTGTTCAGCGCCTTGTCGCGCTGGCCACGGGTGTAGGCATCGAGTGCCGCCCACCGTGCGCGCTTGAAGCCGCTGATGAGTTCGTCGAGCGGGAGCTCGTCGAACCGGGTCTTGCCCAT